TTAGGGATCGATGAAGACCAGTTCGATGGGCATCCGCTCGTATTCCAGCCATTGCCCGGTCCAGGTTTGTTGATCTTGCTGTCGGAGATGGCATGTGGGGCGATCGATTCGCGACAATGTGAGAACCAACTCGCCATCGACTTGATTGATGTGCCAGCATCGTTCGCATTCGGCCGCACCTTCACCGATCATTCGTTCGCCATCGAATTGCAAGATTCGCTCGTCATAACCGACTCGCCTGTAGATTGCCTTCTTGCCTTGGATCGAATCGATGAGGGCTTGCTCGCTCGGGGTGGGCTGTTCATTTCGCCATAGGACGCCTCTCCACACCGAAGCTAGCGATTGAACTAGATCGAAACAGAACTGCTCGTTGGCCAACGATTCGTTAAAGCGGTTACCTCCGAAACGCCATTTATCCTGGCAACGATGCTGGAAGAGGATCTGGCCCCGGAAGTCGTATTGAACAATGGTGTGGAGATTCCATCCAGGGCCGGCGCTTGGCATCGCGTATTCCGAATCCAATCGTCGCCACCCCAGATGGAAACACTCCTTGTCACCATAGACATGCTGGAACGTGAAGTCCGAGTGTTCGGCATAGAAGAGCGATAATCGCAGTTCGCGATCGCATCGACGTTTATCGATGAGGTATTGTCCGGATTCGAACGCGCGTTCATGCTCGGCCACTCCCGGTTCTGCCATGTCGGGCATTCCGAAGATACGCCACACGCCAGGCTTGAGAGTCCAGCACGCGTAGTCGGGCCAAAACACCGCGCCATGGCGTTTGTACTCTTCGCAGTCGAACATATAAGTAGGATCGCACACCACTCCATTATCAGCATCGAGAAAGAGAACTTGGGCGAATGGCGAGTGGAGCGTGGCGAACAGTTTCAATTCCCAGCCGCATAGGATGCGACAGGGGTACTCCTTTTCGACTTCACGCGCGTCGACGCATTCGACTCCGAGCGGCTCCAGCAACCGCTTCATGTAAGGATCCATCTCACCATCCCCCAAATACCATAGTTGGATCGGAAGATTGCACCCAAAATGTCTCAGCAGATGAACATTTACCCAGACGCTGGGAAAGTACTTGAGGCCTCCCCCTGCGATGACGATGCCCCGATCTTGAGAATAGGTGGTTCGACTAGGCTTGAGGTTGTCGATGAAGCGATCAACCAATCGGCGATGGGCTTCAATGGTATTGTCCCAAGTCCCCCAGGCGTTGGGCCAAGGTCCAGGGGGACACTTCGCAATGAGCTCCATCATCTCGTCTGGAGTCATCTCGGGATTGGCATCCATGCAACTAGCCATTATTCACCTATCTCCGGATCAGGACCTTCACTGCAACAATTGGGGATTGGATTGATTTCCAAGTAGCATTCGGCGGGAATTCCCAGGTCGGCTGCGAGCTGCTTTGGGTCTGCCCCCTGGTACCACTTCAACCAACTAAAGAAGGGATTCGGAAAGTAACAGTCCGTTGGTGGTTCTTCCGAGCACGTAGCCCAGAACGAATACTCACCGTAGATTGCGGAGCATCCGTTCAGTTCGTTGACTGCGCCAACTTGAGTTACTTCTGTTGATTCGCCGATAGAGCAAAGCCCACCCGATGGTCCATTGAAGAACACGCCTATCCACAGATTGGGACAGAATCCCGATGAGCCCGAGCCCGACGAACCGGATTGGCTTCCGGACAGACTGCCACTTGTTCCACTACCGCTGGGGCCACTGCTGCCAGAGGGAGCGGAGCCAGACGGACCGCTGCTACCACTCGAACCGAGGCTTCCACTGCTACCGCTTGGACCCGAGGAACCGGATGAGCCGGAAAGACCGGATGATGCGAGAGATCCCAGGCTGCCAGAGGGACCGCTCGAGCCTGATGGGCCGCTAGAACCAATCGTTCCACTGGAGCCTGATGGGCCACTCGAACCGGATGGCCCACTTGAGCCGGACGAACCACTCGAAGACTGTTCACAGCAAACAAGGGCGTAGATGGGCAAGTCTGCGAGTCCCGCATAGCGCATGAGGTAGCGCCCCATTTGCGGAAACTCGCAACTCGAAATTGCATACAGTGGGCCGCCATCGCTCATACCGAGAAAATGACCAAGCTGACGTTTGGGACTTTCACCGGATCGCTTTTGCGCACAGGTTGCGGCATAAACGGGAAGCCCATCGACTTCGCCTTGAACTGCAGTGGCGATGTAGCGGCGCGAAGAGAGTGTCATCGATTGGCATCCAGCACTTTGCAGTTAAAGACCGTGTTCCAAGTTTTCGATACAACGTCGAATCGTTGAACCACGCCTGGGTAGTAGCCATTGACATCCGGAATGTTACTCGTGATGAATACGACCTCTTCGTTGTTCGCGTTATCAAAGCGAATTACCGCCCAGCGGATGGAACCGGTCGCTTCCATCCAAATGACCGCAGCGGGCCCGTGCGGAACATTTCGGAGAAAGCCATGTTCGCCAGCCACCGTTTCCACGCAGTCGTAGATTTGCATGCCGACCGAAACGCGTGCGATAACGCAGCCGCTGATCGCTGCGGTCCCGATCATGTTGGCCCCGAGAGGCTCCAATAGCACACCGAATCGGGAACCTGTATTGGCGGTTGAAAGTATCCCTTGAAAGTTCGATTGGCGTTTGAACTCATTGAGATTGTCGTCTGGAGTCAGAATCGGATTCCCAAGAGCCACAATGGAGAATCGATCCAAATCGACGCCGGTTTGGTTGCGAACTTTGGCAAGGGTAGTTTGTCGCGAGGTTCCTTCGGCATCGGACAGCTGATTGTGTCGCTGATTCCTTTGAAGTTGGGAAAGATCCATCAACGCATTCCAAGCCTCGGCTGGAATCCGCAATGGATCTCCTGGTTGTACTTTGCGAAATGGCTCCGCCATCGATCAGACTCCAATCCCGAGGGTACTGAAGTCACCGTATGGATAGACTTGCTCGACGTAGGCTGCGACGGGGCGTTTGATAAGGGCCTTGGCCGTAGGATCCTCATCGTCAACGAATCGCACCCACAGGTATTGCCAGCCTTCCTTGCTCACGACGAGGCCGCCATCACCGATCGGTTGATTGACCACATTGGGGCTAGCAGCGAATTTGTAGGTGATAGCCCAGCGCTCGCGGCCGCGTTTGCTCCCTGTCGCACCAAGAAACAGCAGTTCCCCTTTTGCATATCCCTTGAAAGCCGCAGCATTGACTTTGCCTGTCAGAATAAAGAGGTTGTATTTGAATGCGGGAGTGACAGTCAGGGCATCAAGATACTTCGTCTCGGAGAAGTTGAAGACCGGAACGGTGATGTCGACACCCTCGACTCGGTCTTCGGAAACTCCGATCGCTCCCTGGTAATTCGGTGCTACATAGCCAGGTGCCGACAATCGCTGCTGGGTCGCCAAGCTTGTCGAGATGCGCTGCGTTCCACCGGAAGTATCGAATTCGTAGTCGCTTGGAAACTCAATCAGTTGGTAGCGTGCCGTCGCATACCAGAGATCGCCACCTTGCGGTTCGGTATCGATCTGCACCAAACTCAAATCGAAATAGTTCTCGGGTGCATTGGCCTTCACAAGGCTACGCACTTCGGCTTCATCGTCGGTGCCGCGCACGACGAAAATCAAATCGCAACGGTTGTCGTCCCCTTCACTGGAAGGGCGCGAGTCGTAACGTTCGGCAATCCAGGCGGTCATAGGTTTGCGTTGCTAGAGGTTCGAAACGAGAAGCCCAACAAGTGTTAGCTGTAGGACAAACGGGAGTCTTCAACGACTTGGATCAGTTTGCGCGTGTTGGCAGCGGTTTGTTCTGCGGCTTGGAGCTGGCGATCGGACAATCGGTCAGCGCCGAGCCCTCGGATAGCAAATGCATTGAAGGTGGACTTGGCTTCAGCGGTTTGTTGCTCCATGTTTACCGCTTGACCTGATCCCGAGAGAGCTTGTTTGAGCGCCGCCATGGTTGGATCCAGCTGAGATGTAGGACTCTCTTTCACATCTTCAGCGTTAAGGTCTTCGATCGCTTTTCGCCATTCCTGTTTCGCGAGGTCGAGCTCTTGAGCCGCCGCATCGATGGCTGATTGCCCCTGCTGTCGCTGAGATTCCGCATCGGACTGTTGAGCTTGCTCCAAGGCAGCGGATCGCCCTTGGCGTTCCGATTCGATTTGGGTGCGCCGGTTCTTCCTCTCCTGGTCGCGCTCGCCAATCGCATTGAGCATTTCTTTGTTTGCGTTCTCATTCAGCGATGTCGTTTCTTGATCGATGCGTTGCACTTCGGCGTTCACATCGATCTCGGAATCAAACATGCCCTTGAGACGCGTCCATGCTTTCTTGATAAAGCCGACGGTTGAATGCCACGTCTTGGTGAGCGTACCTGTGAATAGCGACCACGCGTCGGCGAGGAATCCAATGGTTTCGACCCAAGCCACTTCGATTCCGGCCCAGCCATCGCTAATCGCTTGAGCCATACCATAGGTTAAGCCTTCGGTGACGCTGAGCATGGAATCCTTGAATGCCACCCAGTACTCGGTGAGGACTCGAATGCCCCGCATCCATTCGAGTTTGAGGGTGAGCCAAAGGATCTTGGCTGCCGAGCTGAGATCCCCAGCGGTGAGTGCTTTTCCAATCGCCCCCATCGCGGTGGATACATCCGATCGGAGCGTGTCGAATTTGGTACCGAGCCACTGGATCGCTTGCCCACCGACGCCCGAAGCGTAGAGTAAGTAGGTGCCGAGTCCCATGACAGCCATCGATACAAGCCCGATCGGGGAGACCAATGCGGCAAAGAGAGTCCCCATGGCCGACAGGATCCCCGATACGAATCCGAGGGTGGTCAAGAATCCACTGATGGCTGCACCTGCGGCCGAAAACATCACCCCTAAGCCAACCAGAACCGTCCCGATGGCGAGGACGGCGAATGTTACCTTGGCTGCGGTCTTGATCGTTTGATGGTTCTTCTCAATCCAAGCGATCACACCGGTCAATGTTCCCGAAAGGGCGTTGCTCAAATACTGAAGAGAACTGCTGAGCGATTCACCGATCGCGATGGCCACTCCCTCGATCGAGCTTTTGAGAATCCGAAACGCACCCCCGATTCCGGCTTCCATCTCTTTAGCGGTCTTGGAAGCGGTACCTCCAGCGCTCTTTAGTTCTTCATGCAATGCACGAGTGTTGGCAACCGATTTTCCAATGGCGCTTGCAGAGGTGATGCCAAGCATCCCAAATACGCGAGCGAACTTGGCTGCTCTTTCGCCGCTAGGAAGTTGGTTGGTCGCTTTGGCCACATCCCCGATGATATCAATCAAGCGGCGAGAGTTCCCTGCAGCATCCATGGTGGCGACGCCAAACTCCTGCTGGAAGCTTTGGGCTTCTGCAGCGCTCAGAGTCAACAGACGTCGAAGCGATGTACCTGCATCACTTCCCTGGATCCCCATATTCCCAAGGGTACCTAAAATGGAGAGGGTTTCTTCGAGGCTCATGTTGGCATCGGCTGCGATCGGGGCCGCATACTTTAGAGCTTCGCCGAGAGCTTCGACTGTATTGAATGTTTTGTTGGCAGCGACGGTGAGAGCATCGGCCACTCGTGTTGCGTCTTCGCCCTCCAATCCAAATTGCCTGATACTGGCAGCCATGATCCCCGCCGCACGGGTCGCATCCATACTAGTGGCACGTGCTAGATCCATCACCGCACCGGTCATGGCGATGAGTTGGTCGGGATCGAAGCCGGCTCTACCTAACTCGGCCATCAGCTTGGCCACTTCAGATGCCGAATAGCTCGTAGTTGCACCAAGTTGTTTGGCTTTGTTTCTAAGCCGTTCGAAGTCCACTTCGGTGGCTTGCGTCACTGCGCGAACTTCCCGGATGGCATCGTCGAAGGAAGCGAACACGGCGATGCTTCCCGCGAGAGGTACTCCGGCCGCCGTGCCCATGCTCATCAGTCGCATTCCAAGCATTTGCGTTGCCTGACCGAAGATCTGCAATTGTTTTTGGGCCTGCTGCAATCCTTTGAGTAATTGTGCATTGCGAGTCGAGATCTCCACGTAGGCTGCGCCAGCTTTGACTTGGGACATCGATTAGACCTCCACGACTTGGCTAAGGCTTGCTGTCGGTGCGTCGGGAACCTGGATGCGAATCGTCACCATTCCGTCGGTAGGTCTTCGCACTTGCAAGTCGTATTGCTGATCGCGAAGCAAGAGGAGCGAAACCAATCCATCCAAGTCCGTCGCCCCGATGGTGAGCGTATTGATGTTGAGCGTTTCGGCGACGATGGCGTAGCCTTTAGGAAATCTTGCATGCACAGGAATCTGCGCGAGAGAATTCCCGAATTGATCCGCCACATGAATGGTGACGACACAGGTCTCCGGTGTAGGGAGGAGTGCTGATGGAACCTGTGTTAACTCGATTTCCTGCTCGAGGTCTTCATTGGTCACAGAGATGTTGATCTCGGGAATATCTTCATAGCCCGTGGGTGGGATGAAGCGGGCGGTGTAGAGATTGGGAGTGAGCCAGACTCGAGCAATCCCGGTTGTGTCACTGAACAGGGTTCGTCCTGCGATACGCACGGCGACGCCCGAGACCGGAACATCGTTCGCGACAAACTGAAATTCAATCTTGCGAATATCGGGTCCCGATGTGAGCGAGGAATCGTTGCCAATCTCAAAGCTAAATCGCGGATACAATCGACCGAAAAACTCCACCTCGCTGTCGAGCAATACATCGCAGCGATACTCGTCTTCGAGCAATGCTTCCTCGATGGTGGCTTCAAATCGTCCCGATGCAACGGGGGATTCGGTGAATGGATTTCCGCCGACGTTGACCAGTAGTCCGGCCAGCGTCCAGATTTGGAGAGTAAGATTTTCACCTGAGTAATCAGGTCGATGAAGAGTGATCTTGATCATCCTGCTGGCCCCGCTCTTCCTGTTTCAATCAAACGGTTACCGTTGGAAATAAAGGTGAGCGTGAAGGTCTTTCCAGCCACCGCCCCAGTATTCACAACCCCTGCAACGAAAAATTGGGAGGGATTGAAGCTAACGGTCCGAGAGTTTGTGCCCTGAGATTCAATAATCAGGAAGCAAATCGTCCCGGCTGCCGGTACCGATGACGTCAAAGTCAAGGGTGCAGATACGGGAAGCTGCACAACGGTAAAGGAAGCGAAGGGCATGGAGGTGCTGTTCGCGGTAAGTAAGCTGTAGCTGCCAGCAATGTGACCGGTGGTCTTTATTCCGGTGCTGTCGATTTTGAATCGTTCTGTGCCTTGGGTGAAGAATTGATGAAGTCCATTGACTCCCTGGGCGTCATAATAGGTTTGGCCCAGCATCAAACCGTCACAAGATAGAACTAAACTGGTCGTGCCGCCTTTCATAAGGACGATGGCAGGGCGCGAGGCAGTGCTGGGTACGGTTTGATCGATGACCAATGTTGCGTTGTCTGAACTGTTGTTGTCCAATCTTGCAGCCGCAGCAGCGTTGGAACTCCGAACATGAAACCTCGCTAACGGCACTTCGGCGCCAACAGCGACGTTCCCGTTACCCGTGACTCGGAGTCTCTCGACGAAAATTCCATCACCAACGGCGTCGTTCAAGAGGATTGTGTTTCCTGCCCACGTTTGGATTCGAAATCCCTTGTTGGAATCGTCAGAGTCGCGAAGCGTAATGAAGGGCTGGAATCCCGTAACTCGCAGCCCGTCCTGACCGACCACATCGACCCGTGAGATCGGAATGGTCATGTTCACGCCAAAGTTGCCATCAGCCGTCATGACGAATTTGTCGGAATACGTTCCAGCGCCGGTGGTGTCCATGCTGTACGCTAGCGAGCTTCCGACCGCCTTCATCCGCACACCGGCCAAAAAAGCACTGTTATCGCGAAACGTCATGTACGGTTCAACACCGGTGATCCGCATACCATCCTGCCCCACGATATCCAATTTGGATATGGGAGCGCTGGTGTTGATACCAACGCAGATGGTTATTGGATTGAAGACGAATCCGCTTGTTCCGCCAAAGTCCCCATCGTCGTTGAATTGAATATGAGTATTCGATCCACCCGGAGTACCACCGCCGACTCCGGGATCGCCTTGGTCACCTTTATCACCCTTGGGGCCAGGCGTCCCTTGGCGACCAATCGTGCCGACAATGAGGCTACCTAGCGAAGCCGCGATCACATCCGTCGAATTGACAGACGTTACACGCAAAGAAAGCACATCGTCTGGTGCAAGTTCGACGAGTGCCTCGGTTGATAGCTCGACAAGGTTCACAGCCGATGTTGTCGGTGATTCCTTCTCGGATGCGTTGATCGGGTTGCTGTTCTTATAGAAGATCACCCGAAGGATTCTGTTGGTGCCTTGCGTCAATACGATCGACGCATGCGCCTGCACTAGCAACGTATCGGTGCTCGTGTTCTTGACGGAAAGTCCCGACGTGCCTGCCGAGAAACCATTGGCTCCCGTTAAAAGATTGGGGGTACCTGATAGCGCGACATAATCACCGAAGCTAGGTGGAGCTCCTGCGCCGCTGGAGAGAGTCACTTGGCCGAAGTAAGCGATGCCATCGCCATCAGCTCCGGCTGGTCCGGGGATACCTTGTGGACCTTGCGGTCCTTGAATGCCCTGGATGCCTTGCGGGCCTGTATCGCCGGTATCTCCCTTGGGACCGATTGGCCCTGGTTCGCCCTGGGGGCCTTGTGGACCGGTCGCGCCCGCAGGGCCAGCGGGGCCTGTTTCTCCCTGGATACCCTGAATGCCTTGCGGACCTGTTGCACCGGTCGGACCAGCAGGACCAATTTCGCCTTGGATGCCCTGCAATCCTTGTGGTCCCTGAGGACCAGTTGCTCCGGTCGGCCCTGTTGGGCCAGGCTCGCCTTGGATCCCTTGAAGGCCTTGCGGTCCGGTTTCACCTTGCGGGCCGGCTTCGCCTTGAGGTCCAATCTCTCCCTGCAAACCTGGTTCACCCTGTGCTCCCGCGGGACCGATTGGTCCGGGATCTCCCTGGGGACCGATAGGACCAATAGGGCCCATGGGACCAATGTCACCGGTATCCCCTTTATCCCCTTTTGGACCTGGTGCTCCGGGCTCGCCTTGTTCACCCTGCGGACCGGCAGGCCCGGTCTCGCCTTGGATCCCCTGTGGGCCTGGTTCTCCTTGAGGGCCAACCTCTCCCTGCACACCTGGTTCGCCTTGAGGGCCGATGGGGCCAATAGGTCCTATGGGACCAATGTCACCTGCATCGCCTTTATCACCTTTGGGACCTGTCGGTCCGGGCTCGCCTTGGATGCCTTGAGGTCCTGGTTCTCCGGTATCTCCTTTATCTCCCTTCGGACCAGGTTCTCCTTGGATGCCTTGAGGACCAGGTTCTCCCTGACTACCCGTTGCACCGGTGTCCCCTTGGTCTCCTTTCGGTCCAGGCGGACCTTGGATGCCCTGTTCACCTTGAACGCCCTGAATACCCTGTGGACCAATATCCCCGGTGTCACCTTTGTCCCCTTTGGGACCACGAATGGGACCGACGTTGTCCCACGTGGCTCCATTGAAGACGTAGCCATCGCCATCGGCTACGACGACATACAAATCCCCCGTGATTGGGTTAACGATGTCGCTCAAATCGGCAACTGTTGCAACGCTACCTTTGAGCGTCACGCTGGTACCGGGATCGCCCTTTGGACCTTGCTCACCGGTCGCACCGGGAATGCCTTGTGGCCCCTGAGGACCAATGGGACCGATCACTCCGGGATCACCTTTATCACCCTTGGGTCCAGGTTCGCCTTGGATTCCTTGTGGACCTGCTGGCCCTGCTTCACCCTGTATGCCTGGTTCACCGGGTGAGCCCGGCTCACCTTGAGGTCCCTGCGGCCCAACATCGCCTGCGTCACCTTTGGGGCCGACTGGTCCAGGCTCTCCTTGAATCCCCTGAACACCCTGTGGACCGGGTTCGCCCTGTGGGCCTGGTGGTCCTTCAACGGATAACTCCCATTCACGATCTTCGCTCAGATCAAAAGCGACGCCGTTGATGCTGAGCTCGCGAGACTTCGGAACATAGTTCTCCAAATCCGGAGGTAGAGGATTGATCTCCGCAGCGCTGAGTTGACCGTTTGGATCAATCCACAGGGGCATCGGTTCGTTCGGAAACTCCGCGAGTCCCCGCATCGCCTTGCCACCTCGAATTTTTTGCGCGTTGGTCGAGCTCATGACTGCAATGGAACGTTGAGGATCTTGGCCAATTGAGAAACGGAACAGGCAATAGGCTTGGGGCGAACTGAAACCATCGGATTGAATTCCTCGGCTCGAAATGGTCTCCGACGTTTCTTTCGGTCGCGATTGATCTCGGCTAGGAGTGCCATCACATGACTTGCCAAGCTCCAGTCATGTTCTCGTTTGCCCCGAGCCATCCACACAAGCTCTCGCAACGTGAATGGCATGGGGTCGATCCCCATCACTCCGGCAATGCGGAAGATGAGTTGTTCGGTATCGCCAGCTGTAGATCTTGTTCGAGTCGCGCGAGGATCTGAGACTCGATGTTCGTGCTCTCCAGCTTTGTCTCGATCATCTGGAACGCCTTTGTCTGTACCTGGTGAAACTTCGCCGCCGCTTTCTGAAGCAGGCGGCGTCGTGGCTCCGGGAAGAAATCCACCAATGCTTCGATGAGGGCTTTGGTTGCCTCCGAGATGGCTTCACCCGCCAATCCCGTTCCGAAATCCTCATCGGATACCCCTTCCCGATCCGCTTGCGGTTTGCAAACGGAGTAGAGAACATCACAGAGAAGAATCGGATCGGAACTGAGTCTCTCGACGAGCTCCCCCTCAACAACCTCCAAGAGATTGATCCCCGCGAGTGTTTTCACACGTTTGATGGTGGCGACATGGACTTCTACCACCCAGGGTCGACCTTTCGAATCAATGAACTTCTTCATGGATTAGGCACCTCCACCGCCGGTACCACTCGTTCCCACATTGAGTCCCGTACCGGTCGAGGATTGGGTTGGTTTGAGCGTCACATCAGCAGCGATCACCTCTTCGAGGTTTTGATTGACGTTGAACTGCATTACCTCGCAGGTTAGAAGGAGCGTGCCCCCTGCGTCGCTGATCTCCACATCGCAGGGATCGCCCGACATGAATAGGGCTTGGATTGTGGCAAACGCTGTGTCGCCGACCTTGTTGAGAACTGTAAACTCAATGGAGGCATCCTTCAGCGTTCCAACGGTCGCACGCCAACCGTTGTTGTCGCGCGTGCTTGCATCGGCCTCGGCCTTTTCAAGCGAGACAGTCAGGTCTTTGCAGTTTTTGATCTCGACGTCATCGATTTTGAGAACGGCATCGAGACCGAGTACGACTTCGGCCATGGGGGATCTTCTCCTTTACTTCACACTGTTGGCCCAGAACTTTGGCAGTCGGGCGCGGTTGGCATCCAATGCGGGTTTCATGAACGGACGTTTGGGATAGTTTCGGACTTCGTTTTGGCGTCTCGCGTTCTCTTCTTCGATCAACCTCGTTGCTCGATTCGCTTGAGCGGGTGTCTGCATTTGAATGCGAGCGAACTTGGTGTTGTAGCCTCGCTGCTTGATTCGGATCGGACCATATTCTCCGACTTGGAATCGATGCGCCTTGAGAAGGCGACGACCCTTGGCTCTTCCTCCGAACTCATGCAAGTTCCAAATAGTTCCTGCGAATTCATTCACAGGACCGATGAGCACTTCCGTCTTGTTGGAAGAGACTTCGTATCGGAACACACGCTTCATGTGTCCGGTTTGGGTGTGTGGAGGTGAACCTGGTTGGGATGGTTTCTTGCGCCTACGGATGCTTCGCCGCGCAGTGAGTCGGATCGCTGCACCAGCGTGACCGAGCGAGCGGAACGTTGCTGACTGCGTCTTTCGCTGCAATTTCCGAGCATCGAATTGTGTACGGACACTCAGTCGGATCATCGCGATAGCTCGAAGGTAAGAGTCATTAAACTCGTGAACTGTCGCAATTGCTCCCAGTGCTCTGTCGAATAGAGCACCGTTTGTTCCACCTTGATGCAGCGGGCAGCCTGAAACGAAAGGAGTCGCTTGAGCCGAAACTCATCGGCGATCTTTTCGCCAAGATCCACCAGGGCATCAATCTCTTGATTGGTCCCTTGGGAGAACTTCTTTTGAACCGCAATGTCCACTCGGCAGTGATAGCGATTCTGGGATCGATCATGTGGTAGGATTTCCACATCGCGAGGGACCACGCTCACCCGCAGTTCCTTCATGTCCTCCAAATCGAAGTTGGGCACGTACAGCCGGTGGGCCACGAATTCTTGATCGAACTGCGTGGCATTTAGCTGTGCGGTAACGCTATCGGCGATTTGAAGGATTGTGGTCATGAAGACTGAAAATGGACTTGCTTGGTGTGAATGCGCAATTTCAAACGGAACGGATCGCTGTATCTCCAGGGAGGCTCGCTCCCCATCGACATCACCTCGTAGGTGAATTCGCTTTCATCATCGATCTCCACAATCGTGTCCCCCGCTTTGGGGAGCGATCCGATGATGGAGGTCGTCAGATCGCGGGTATTGATCAGAAAGTCGCGGACCTGACTGCGGGTAACAATTCCTTCCCCATCGTCTTGGTCGTACATCGACTTTCCGATCGTGGCCCGAATCAACACGCTCAGTTCATTGCGTCGGTAGATAATTTCTCGCGACATGTGTTGATAGAGTTGACCGGACAACCACTTCTGTCCCTCTGCTAGGAGATCTCTCATTTGCGTTCCGCCAGGAGTAGGGATGCCTTTTGACGGAGTTCAGCACGCCAAGCCTCCTCCGACTTGCGGCGAAACTCCTCGGCAATCGCATCGGCTTCCTCCCGCACTTGGCGAACTCGCAAGCTCGATTGATCCCATGGGTTTGGCAGCCCGGAGGAGTTTGGGGAGGTGGTGGATTTCTTGGGGTAGATGGCAACCGCCAACAATACCAAGACCACAACTAGTGCAATAATCGACGTCGTCACGTTTAGACTCCTCGTTTGATAAGAATGAAACCCAGCAGCAGGACAGCAACGACGATCAATGCGATGGTGATCATTTCGCCAGCCGATGCCCACAGGATGGCATGACGTCCGTCGTTCACTTCGTCGAACAATCGGTCGCGAATCCGGGAACCTGGTCGCAATCGGTCGCTTGTATCGATCGGGCAGTAACCATCGGGGCAGTCTTGAGAGAAGAGCGTCATCGACGGCGAGATCATCTCATCCCAGGAATAACCAGCCGATCGGATAGCTCCCGTTTTCTCCGCTTGAATGGCTTGTTCGTAGAGCTGGTATCCATACTGCAGATCGGAATAGAGTTCCTCCGCCGTAGATGGGATCATCGATCGGCCTGCGGCATGGATGTGTCCCCCTTTTGCATCTTGAAGAAGCACGACTGGGAACTGCTCGCGAGGCACGATACTCGCGAAGCGTTCTCGGTAGAGTGGGTTCGATTCGGTGTAGACCTGGAATTCGCATAGCTCCCGAAGCTTGATTAGCTTTGGATTCGTCTCGAACCATTGCATCAACTGCCGGCTTTGCGAATCATTACCGACGAAGAGCGCCAATTGGTATGCTCGACTATCGGGCGCCCTAACCGGCGTTACCACCATGGGTGGATGGATCGGATCCTTGAGCGGTGATCCATCCGGTACCTTGGGGGGAACAATAGCAGGTTGTGGAGCGGGACTGTTGCTAGACGATGGCACGGGGCATTTGATGGGATCGAGACAGGGGGCAGCCCTTTCGGTCGTTCTTGGAACCGTATAAACGTTTTGGTAGACACTCGAGTTTCGAATGGGAAAGAAACGCCCTGTCCGGTTGCCAAAGATCCCTTGCTTGATCTCCTGCTGCGCTTGGATGTTCACAGGAACTGGCTCTTCGAGCTTTTCGATTTGGCCGACGCTTGCATTACTAGGACGAAACGGCGGCGACTTGAGAAGGTCCGAGTAGGTATCCTTGGATGGAACCTCCTGCACGGCTGTGAATACCACTCCGATAAGAATCGCGTGGACGACAGCCAAAACGAACAGTCCAAGGCTCAAACGAATTCGAATCGTGTCGCTCATGGCTTAGTACACCTCGTAACTTTGATACGTGAGAGAAGATGCGGGATCGTGGATCACGGTCAATGCGAATCCACCGTAGCCGGCCCACAGACGGATGAACTGATCGCGCGGCGTCAGTTCGAATCTTCCGGGGTAGTTGTTATCAAGGATGGCGGCGTATTGCTTTCCGTCGCGCACCACCCATCCGACGAAGGTGCAGCAATGCGCTGGCTTCCACCACAGGATGGCACCGCGACGCGTTGCACTAGCCCAATCAAGGAACCGTGGATCGGCTTTGAGCGTGTAGCTGTAGTCGATCCCTGCAGCATCGAGCCGATCTCGCAGCCGCGAATCCCATTCCCCGTCGCTGTAGGTGGCACGCCATCGCTCCCCCAACTCGTATTGGTTGAGCCAGCGGAAGTGGTTCACCAGTGAAGCGTGAACGCAGCTCCCTTGGTTGAGTCGGCCCGTCCAGTTCCGTTGATGCAGGTCGACGGGAAGATTGGCCGATGGTTGTTCGGTGGGAGGAGTCGGCAGAGCTCTCACGCGAACTTCCTTGGAATTGCACCCCATCGTGCACCACAACAGAAGCAAAAACAGCAAGTATCGAATCGATGGAACCATCTGAGGAGAATCCGCTATCAGAAGAATCAGTGGGTTAGCAACACGCGTGCGGTCGTAGCACCTTCTGGGGCTGCCGCGATGGTCTTTCCGACCAGCTTGTTTCCCGTTGCCAGCGTCACGATGATCTGATCGTCGGACTTCCAGTAGACCTTGGTCCCTACGCTGATCACCTCATCAGGGTCTTTGGCAATGTCGAAGACGCCGGCCACGGCGAGTGAACCGAGGTTGTTCGCCTTGATCTCCGTTCGGGTGATTCCGATCAGGTCTCCGATCGCTACGACGCTTCCGGATGCCAGATCCGTCTCTGGCGCGTAATTGATGGCGTCGCCATCCTGAACAAAAACTGCTTTGGCCATATCTAACTCCGTGAATGATTTTCAGTAGATGGAGGGAAAACGAATTACGCTTCGCCCTTCGCCTTGACACCGCCGCGTGGATCTTGAAGGGCTACCCCGAAGTCGTGGTAGCCACGCATTTGGACACCAAGCACATTGAAGTCCGCTTCGGCCGTTTCAATCGTGGGAGACTCTTGCCCGTTGAGGAATGCGACCTCAATAACCGGAAGGTCATTGGGGTCTGCGAGCAGGTACCATGCTTTGCCTGAAGATCCTGCGTAGGTGGTGTTCCCCAAGTAGCGGCTCACTTCGACGCGGAACTTCCCTTGGTGCGGGTTGCTCGTGGTGGTCTTCGTATTGGCTGTGGTATCACGCATCTCCAGAGATTTGTAGAGTTGTGCGGCCGTGGTCGAGATAGCGGTCGGAACCAAAAGAAGCTGTGGCATCACGCCGACGGGCTTCCCGTCCGCATCGACTTGATCCATGAAGGTTTTCTCCCCTTCCGTGAGGCCATCGATCCCGAGAGCGGTGGTTGCGCCGGCGATGTAATTCTTGTTGCCGGTGGTGAAGAAAGCCGCGTTGTTCAAGAATGTGGACCAGAAGATGTCATTGATCTTGAGCCCCGAACCACGGCCAAGCTTGCGAGGAACAGTGGTGATAGCACCCAGGTCATCATTGATGATGTCTCGACGATCGATCGAAAGCTTCAAACCATAGGTATCCGCTTTGTTGCTGTAGGTTTCTTCCCCAAGCGTTCCGCTGGAGATCTCTCCACCGGGAGCGACTAGTTCATATTGGTCTTTCCCGATGAGCCGGTAGCTGCTGATGGTTTTGAAATCCGAAACCGATCGGACTGCGCAAATGCTCCGCCAGACTCGTTCCACCGAGAAGAAGCCCTCCAAGAGAAACTTATTAGCTACGTTGGAGAGGATCCCCGAGACTTGGATAGTGGAGAGTCCCGCTTGGATCGAAGGTCCAAACGCAAACCTCAGCACTTCACGTGAATCTCGGAAGTTCCGCCCGGTGTAACCATTAGCCCATGCGGCCTCGAGAAGAAGCTCTTGCAAGCTAATACCACCACGGAAGCGACGGGTTGCGGCCTCGAGAGTCCGAGCTTCGTAGAGGCTCTCCAAATCGGAGTGTCGAGCAGCAATCATGCATGCTGCTTCGAGCACCTCTCCCGTTAGTGAACGATCGACAGTTTGAATCGCGGGGGCTTGTGGACGTTGTGCGCGGAGCATTTCCAATTCCGTTCGAGTAGTATCCCATCCTTCGGCGATGGCGCGGGCTTCGATCGTCGCGTCACGGCCGTTGCAGATTTTGCGAATGGCAGCAATTCGTTTGAGTTCGCTCGACATGGAGGAACGCAAAGCCGTCACAGGATCATTGCCTGCGTCGCTCCCCGTCGACGAAGATGGCTCATTTGCAGATGGCAACTCGTGGATGGGATCCGAATCGAGACGAATCTGAGCAACAGCAAACATCTGACGCAGCGAATCCATCTGAGACGCGGTTAGAGAATCTTTCTCGAAACCATGGATTGCGAGCCAAGCATCGAAAGAGGTCGGCACCGATGGTTCGGTGGTTGCTCCCTCCAGTGACTGCGTTCCCGTTGGCTGTTGGCTAGCTGCGATCTGTGCGCTGGTGTTATCATCTGCGCCAAGAACCACAAAGCTCACTTCACCGAGAAAGGATCGGCGCGCCACATTCACGGGGCCAAGAACTTCCTGTCCATTGACGATGGTCGACTTGCCCTCCGCTACAAACTCCACTTGATCGGCACGTGCACCGATGGAAGCTTGCCAGGCGAAGCCCTTATCGTTGAGAGCAATGACTTGACGTGCCTTGGGGGAATCCCCCATCACTTGCCCGGCTACGATGAGCTGATTGTTGAGAACGGCGATCGAATCGGTTTGACCGACTACAAAATCCACATCGCGTGTGTGATCCAAGAGGATCGGTCGGCGCTGTTTCCCCATCTGCATACCTTGCAGGTCCACTACGACGGGGTATCGCCAACCGGCAAGCTGCATCGGTCCACCGGTATAAGCGGTCATGGTGAATCGACGAAGACTCGATTCGGTTGCTTCCCCGGCCCCTCCTTCGAATTCGACAGAACTGGCTTGCAGTTGCAAGAGTTGGTCGGTCGAGTGCGCGAGGATATTCAACGGTGCTGGGGATGGACTATTCATCATTTGAAGCTGGATCACTGATAGACTCCTCGTCGAGTTCAGGTGGTGAAACAGAAGCAGGTACGCCAGGCTGCGAAAGACCGAGCTCATTCATCAAGGCCAGTTCTTTGGCTCTTTGATAGAGTGCGTCTTCCCAATCGCGACCTTGTCGTGCGTATTCGTAAGCGAGCGTGGTGGTATGGTTGGAGAGCCGAGTCGCCTGCGCGTTGGCTTCCTTGAGTGGATCCACATGCTCGTGGCCATCGAAGAACCATTGGTGGGCAGCGGTGAATGAGAGAGTGCGAACAGATTGAGGCAGCAATCCCTCGATGAGAATGGCTTCGCTGAGCCATGCTGCAAGAATGCGATCGAGGATGACTCGGGCTAGGTTCGCTTGATCGACACGGATCGATTTGAAGTAGGTTTGGTGATCTAGCCGACCAGAGGCATAGTTGTATCCAGCGGAATTGCCACTCGCAACATTGAACGGCATGTTCAGGCAACGCGCGATCTCATTGAGAATCTCGTGTTTGAACTCTCCATAGGTACTGCATGGCTGTTGGGCTTCGAGCTGCGACATGCGCCAGCCACCGGGCATAGTGAGAAGCGCTCGTTTCTCGAGTTCAATCGGCTCAAAAGGTTCCGCCGCGTCCGCTTCACCGTTGGCAGGTGAATCGGTGTAGAGGATCCCTGCGAAGTCGGCAGCGGTTTCGGCTGCAGCGATGACAGCTAGAGTGAAACGACGAAGCTGCGCGAAGAGCGGTAGGGCTGGGGTGATTTCCGGAATGCCGCGCACCTGGCCAGGTCGATCCACGCGAAAAAGATGGAGCATCGCGCCTGCGGAGACAGTGTTGTATTCACCCCAGGCGTTCAATGCATCACCCGGATGCGTCTTGAGAACATGGTAGAAGATTGGGTTTCCAAACGAATCAAATTGAATTCCATCGATGTAGTTCGGCGAGGTTACAAAACCCATCGGAGCAGCGACTTGATCGGCTTCTACGAGCATCAAGTCAAGTTGCACGGGAGCAGCTACACGAGGGTTGCTGGTGAGAATGCCGAAGGCTTCCCCGTCCCCCATACTTGCAAGCTTCATCGTTCGTAGCTTCTCAGGGAGACCGATCGCATTGGACCAACGATGGAACTCCGTTTCGATCGCTCGATTAACGGCTGGATCTTCGGCTAGCATTTGAAGCCGAGGTCCTGTTCCAATAACATCGTTTGCAAGTGTCAGCGTGATGCCGCGGGCATAACTGTTGTTGGCAATCTCATAGCGAGCGCGGTTGCGAAGAGTACGGCGTACGCTGGCGCTATTCGCGCTCTTAGCCGAGAGACCATCGGCAGCAGACCAATGGCGACGATTATCATCGCTGGTGATCGATGCGTCGTAGCGAGCATCAATTCGGGGAGGCCAAAAGAAAGGCTGTCGGAATCCGCGTCCACCGCTAGAGGGACGCGAGGTCCGACGCGGTCGATTGCTCAAGATCCCTGACAAGAATTCGAACATCCGTATTCTTCCTTGATTGTCGTGATTCCGACAGCCCGATTTGAAAAGAAGCGAGTAAGACCGAGAAGAGAGAGACGGTTCAGTCGGCCCCGGGGGGAACAACGCGGTTGAACCGAAGCCCACGGTTCTTGGTATGCATCGCAGCCTTGGATGCGAGGTACCTGTCGGCTTCGATTTGATCGGCGAGCTTATGTTGCTCAACACTTCCCGCGTCCCCCGAGGCCTTGGCTGGGGCCTTCGCGTTCTCGCGAATCGTCTCTTGCAAGTTGTCTGACATATGTCCGGTCCTAGTCGTTGATGAAGAGTTAGGTCTTCTATCTGTAGGAATACCCGGTACACATCGAGATTGACGGACAATAGGGAAGTATTTTTATACAACCATCAATTACTATTCAGTCCGACGCCGCTTTTGCATTGCAGAAAAGCTCATCCGTTCTTTACGAATCACGGCTTTACCATCGACGTCAGGTAGGACCACACCTTGCATGGATGCCGCGACTGCAGTGCCAACCAGGCAATCGAACCAGTGGTTGTCGGGCTGCTCGGGTCGCTGCTTCCATTCGTTAACAATACGGCCACGAGCTTCGGTCTTAATAAAATACTCTGATGTCAATTGTTCCGAAAACATACGATGTGTTTCAACACTTGTTCCAAAGAGTGAAAGGCATCCACGATCCCCCATCGAAACGCGAAGCCGAGCATGAGTAAACGACTTCCACCAGTTGGTGTCGTAAATCACGTGTCGGATCGCTCGTTTGCCCTGAACGTTGGGGATGCGCCAGTTAAGACCAACCCTGTCGCCGGGGCGGCGTCGATACTCGCTGAACGGTTGACTTGAAGCTCCCACGAATCTCCCGTGGCTTGGCATGATCACAGCGGCATGTTTGGATTGCCTGCAGAACTGATAGACGACGTCCGTTGATTGGCCCCAGTTGGCGTCGATCAAACAGCGACCGATTCGCATGGCAGCCCCATCGTCTCGTTGCCACTCTCGATCGAGTAGCTTGGATGTCAGCGATTCAAGGCCGGCGTAAATCGAACCTTCGAGCCCGGTTCCCATAGCCTCGGAGCCCAGCGTCTGCCGAGCTTCCCGTAATGTGAAGTACGGTCGCTGCTGATCAGGATAACAACCATAGTCGATGACGTATCCTGTGAAATCATCTTCCCATGCAGCGACCACATAGAAGAGTAGGCTTTGCTGGACGTCGATAAATGCGGAGAGGTTGTTTGCTCCGATGGAAACCAAGCCACGATCCAAGCGATTGATCTTGCTTGCAACCTCTGCAGGTTTGAGCATCCCATCGCTAACCGTCTCGGTTGGCAGCGGTTGGTTCTGGTATTCTGCGAAGAACGCAGCTTCATCCTGAAGCTTGAGGTTCATAGCATGCTGGATTGCCGAAAGTTCATCGTAGTTAAATCGTTCCTGCCAAGCGACAACAGCGCCGTCATCCATAGCGGCTTGGTTCTGACGATAGAATTCGGTGGCTGCTTCACCACCATCACCACCTCGCATCCCTTCCGCGCGGATCTCGGCATAGCGTTCCCAAAGCATTTCGTTCTTTGGGAAGGAGTAAACCATCTTGGTTCGTTCCCCATTCCATTCGGGATGTCGATTGCGATCGAGGATATTGTCGGCCATGTCACCAGGGCGAATCACCGTGCAGGGCATGATGCCCGAGATCTTCTTCCCCGGACCAGCCAAACCGAGCACGGCACCGGCAAGGATGCTTTCCCGATTTGCGCATTGCGAAAGCGAACGCGCGCTCTCATCGGTTTGCGGATCATCGAGCACCACGAGGCTTGGACGGACCGTTCGACCGTCGGGGCGCTTGAACTTCATACCACGGATACGGCCAGTTAGGCCAGCGACCTTGATAATCGCACCGCTGGCACTGCTACCTTCGATGGTTGGCAGCACAACCTCTTTCGCTGTCCATCCGATCTGCGTGCGTTTGCCTTTGTATAGCTGACCATTGGCGCGATTCGAAATTCCATCGAGTGCTTGGATCGGAAAGCAAACCTCGGGAAAGTCGGCTAAGAGCAATTCGTTACTATCGAGTTCGGTTTTGATCGAATCGAGCATGTCACAGGCGTGGCCTTCGTCGCTACCGATCAGACAGACGAAGTTCCGATGTCCGTAGAGCACCGCCCAGATACAAGCGACTTCGGCTATCGACGATTTTCCACTGCCGCGTGCCATCGCTAAGGCAAACAATCCCCCATGCACAACGGCTTGTTCAATTTTGTTGATGACCTTGACATGGTCTGGAGACCACGCGAGGTGAAAGGTGAGTGGAAAGTACGTCTCGCAAAAGTACCTGAAGTCTCGCGATGCGCGATCTTTGCGATCGGGATTATCTACGCTGGGGAGTTCTCCGATGTCGCGTCCGGCAAGTGCGAGCGCTGCATTGCGTGCCCGAGCTCGCTCCTTCATCGCTTCGTACGAATCCACCCCTGAGTTTTGTTTGGGCGTATGGCGTACGGCATGCATCCAGGCGCAATAGCGAAGGAGATCGACCGTCTTGTTGTCACCGATACGGGCGCCGGCGCGTTGCCGATGACGATACAACTGCCGCTCGCTGATCACCTCGCCTAGCGGCGTTGAGTTGAGCAGCCGGCATAGCTCACTTGGCTTTAGTTTTCGAGGATCACTCGCCACGGCCCATCTCCTTTGCTTGCCAAGCGCTATAGTTCACGAGGTTGATCGTGCCATCGGCGTTCGCGGGCGCACCTTCATGGAGATCACTTCGGATCTTCTCGGCATCGATCCGTTCTCGGTAGGCAGCGGACAGAAGTTTCGCGGCTTGTTCGATCGAGAGTCTCGTCGGATCGACCGGCTGTTTGTCTTCACTCATCGCATTCCTCCGTGACTTGGTAGTTCAAAACGTGGGGCCACTGTTTGCGCCGTGTCGCGTTTCCCCATCCACTTCGCCTGGTTATGCGAAGCATGTTTGAACGCGACGGTGGCGTAATGTTGGGGCACCGGTGGCTTCTCGAAGAACATGCGAAATTGCTGGAAAAACATGATGCAATTCGCTGGATGATTCCTCTCCCGCAAGGCTTCATGTGTGTTGTCGCGACGCGAAGAACGCGACGAAACACAAACCTTGCACCCCAGAGGAACATCACCATGAATGCAAACGAAATTTTCTTTGGTCTGGAATTTGAGACGACGCTTCCGAACAGTGACACCACACCAATCGGCCCCTACCACAACGGATACCAAGTCCCTTGGTTGCCAACCGGATGGAAAGCGGAACGCGACGGTAGCATCCGCCCTGAGAGCCCATGCCGTAAAGGATGCGAGTTCGTAAGCCCCAAGCTCAAAGGTTACGGAGGCCTCAATGAAATCGAAGAAGCAATCGACAAGATCAACGAGCACGGAGGAAAGGTAAATCAAAGCTGCGGCCTGCACATTTCGATCGAGTGGAATGGCGACGCAGCCGCCCTCGCACGGTTGATCTCCTTGGTTGGTAACCACGAGAAAGCGATTTTCGCTAGTACCGGAACACGCCGCCGCGAACAAACGATCTACACCAAGCAAATCAAGCAATACGGCGACAAAGACGCCGCGAAGAATCGATGTGAAGCGGATCGCTACCACCTGCTGAACCTTACCCACCTGGCCGCCGGTAGAAACCGAATCGAATTTCGGGCTTTTGCTGGAACGCTCAACAAAACCAAGGTGGCGGGATACCTGATGATGGTTTTGGGATTGGTAGAGTTGGCTTTGAGCACCAAACGCTGCAGCGATTGGGACTACGTCAAGAAAGAGGGAGCAAAAAGCTGCTGGGACCGACCGGGCGCCGGCCTTGGGGAAACGGAACTCAACCGATTGTTCTACCGACTGGGGTGGACCAAGGGGTGGTATAAGGGCGCCCTTCGCGACAAGGTCTACGGAGAGATCGCAGGCGAGTCGAAACCAGATTGGAGAACCATAAAGGCAAAGCTCCTCGATCTTTCTAGGAAATACGACCGAGTCGCGTAGATCAAACACGACCGAAACCGAAGTCAACAAAGTTTTGGTTTCTCTTGATCCAAAACCTTGAGGCGAAAGCACGTCACTTTCTTGGCGATTGGTGTATGTAACTAATGACGGCCTAAACCAAATCGCAACATCATGCGTCACGTTTTGCCGGAACGGACGCGACTCAGCGAAACATTCAGTTTCTTCTTGGAATCCTCGCATGTTCGGCTTGAGGTTATGCAAACCGCATGGCTCCATGGTGTCATCGCGTAAACGATTCGAAACCGAGTTCCCAACGAAGACACAAACATGACCAACGCAAGCAACCAACACGCAGCAACCGACGCGACCCTTCGCCAAATCTTCAAGGCGATGGACGCCCACCAAGCCCAAGAGATCCGCGAAGCCTATTACAAGGCAATCGAGGGATTGATGACCTTGGCAGAAGCCCTCGAAGTCGCTGACGCACAACAAACCCCCAGCGCCGGCCCGCTTCTCACCGAACACTTCCACGCCGTCCAAGCGTTGGACGCCATGAAGAACAGCCGCCTCGGCAAGATCCTCTAAACCCCAGAACATAACGAAGGAGAAATCAACATGAAGCTCGACACCTTGATCGAAATCTTGAACGACTACCGCGAAGAGTTCGGAGGCGACGCGGAAGTGCGATTGATGACCCAACAAAACTGGCCCTTTGAGAACCGTATTTGCGGCGTAACGAGCGGGCGCGACATGAACGAAACGGATGAGGACGATGACCAAGATGTCGCCGACGACCAAACGGTTTACATCGTCGAAGGGGGACAAATCTGCTACGGCAGCAAGAGGGCTTGGGAAAACTACAAGGATAGCTGAACGCACATGTACATCGGGCAACTTCATTTGGTAACCGACCTCGAAGACGGAGATCGTGCCTATCCAGAGGCGAACGTCTCGTACGAAATCGAATCGATTGACGACTCTTCGCTCAATACGACCGTCGCGTATGTCGAGCGACGAGGGAATCGGCTGATTGCAAGAGGATGCAACGGACGGGATTACGCCGTCTCGGGCTTCGATGGTTACGAACTTTACGCGGTTCGAAAGCCGCCACAGCGATGATGATTGCCCGCTTCGCGACAACGCCCCACGTTTGCGACGTGAGGGCGTTCTTTTTTCGATTGGCGTCATTTCCCCCAGATGCAATGCGACGCGACTGTGGCCAAACGGTTGCGATTGTGGGGCTCGGAAACATTCTTCAAAAAAGCATCGAACTACTTTTTGAATTGCCTTGCTGTTTATCAACGTGCATGGCTCATGTGTGTATACGCGAAAGCGAATTGATAACCCAAACGAAGAGATGCATAGATGACTCACCACGACCTCGACCTGACGCTTACCAAGATCAGCCACCGAACCCCTGGGGCTGGAGGTTCTTGGGTCCAAGGGAAGATCAACAACGAATACCGATTCGATGCCCTGGTCTTCTCGGAGCACGCGGAATGCGAATCGTACGAATTGGGAAGAAGCAAGATTTCGAAGCTTTGGATCCAACGCCTTTCCGATCGCGCGGTGATGTTCAACTTCGACCGCGGGTTGGATGTCGCGGCGGTCAACACCGAGGTTCAGGTGGTGGTTGATTTTCTTTGCGAAGGACTCTCCGACTTGGTCTTTGGTCAATAAGCCGAAACGCGGAGAGGATCCGCGTCGCCGATCGGTGGTTCGATCGGCCTGACGATGGCAGCCAACCACGAACATGAACACAAGGTGATCAAGATGAAGAAGGCAGACGTAAAGATCGGCGGTAAGTATTTCGCGAATGTTTCCGGCAACCGATGTGAGATCCGAATCGATGCGGAGAAACCGCGTGGCGGATGGGATGCTACGAATCTGGCCACAGGCAAGAAGATTCTTATCAAAAGCGCACAGCGTCTTCAGGGGGAGGTGACGACGCGAGCCGGCCAAGCCAAGGTGACCACCGAGGGAAATGTCACCGTGGTCGAGAATGAGCCGGCAACTGTCGAATCGTTCGGGGAGACTGCGACCAAGGTGGCCGTTCTGAAGAAGCCTCGTAAAGCCAAACCAGCTGCAACCGAATCGGCGGCGGCCGAATCGAAGACGAGTGGCAAAAAGCGAATGAGCTGCATCGAAGCGGCATTGAAGGTCCTCTCCGAATCGGCTGAACCCATGAACACGCAACAGATGATTGCCGCTATGGAAGCGAAGGGGTACTGGACGAGCCCGGGAGGAAAAACTCCTCACGCGACCCTCTACAGCGTGATCCTTCGCGACTTGGCTAAAGGCGATTCGAGCCGGTTTGTAAAAGCCGAACGCGGACGCTTTACGGTTTCCAACAAATAAGCCGAAGGCGATGCAATCATGCGAATTCGATTGAAGAGAGGCGACCGCATACGGTTGGTCTCGATGCCTGATGATCCCGATCCAATCCCGGTCGGGATGCTTGGAACCGTCACCGAGGTTCATGAGCATCGAGACTGGATGCAGGTCGAGGTCGATTGGGACAACGGCCGCTCCCTGATGTTGACCCTTCCCGATGACTGCATTGAGATCATCGATTCCCAGAACTCCGAATTCTGAAGGGACCACACCATATCGACGCGAGCAACGATTGCCCATTCCGATAGCGATGGGAGTTACCACGCTACGTACCTGCATTTCGATGGATACCAAGACCACGCCGGCAGAGTCCTCTAAGAACATTACACATCTATCGAGTCGGCATGAACGTTGGTCGTAGGCGGCGACATTCGTCCGGTCGCTAACGATGGAATGCCCGAACGATTCACCGACCGCAACCGCGCGGTTGTCATGCCTACTCGCGCAGCCTTGCATGAATTCGCTAGGAACTGCGGAGCGGAATACATCTATGTCTTCGAGGACGAGTCTTGGCATTGTCATAAGCGGTGATCGCGACCTCCTATCGCATGTTTTCCTCGCGCACTTTCATTGCGATTGGTGATTCGCCGGTTCGCTCAAGGATTGCTGGCTTGCCTGTAAACCTTTGGTACCTATCAACAATTACGTCAGCGTAAAGGCAATCGAGTTCCATCAAGAAGGCGTTCCGACCGCATTGCTCGGCGCCGATCAAGGTCGAGCCACTTCCACCAAACAAATCGAGAACATTCTCGCCAGGCACGGAAGAGTACTGCATCGCTCGCACCGCGAGCTCCACTGGCTTTTCGGTGAGGTGGATCATCGATTGCGGATTGACCTTCTTCACTTGCCACAGATCGGTTGCATTGTTAGGTCCGTAGTACTTGTGGCCCGCCCCTTCCTTCCAACCGTAGAACGCCCACTCATGCGCGCCCATAAAATCCTTCCGAGTCAAAACGGGGTGCTGCTTGTCCCAAATGATCGATTGGGAGAAATACAAACCATGCTTGGCAAGGAATGGTGGATAGTTACCACAGTTGGCGTAGCCTCCCCAAATGTAGAAGCAACGACCGGGCAAAAGTACGCGTGCGATGTTCCCAAACCACGCATCGAGCAATCGATCGAACTCGTTGTCGCTGACAAAGTCATTCGCGAGGGGACGATCCTTGGGCCGAAGCTTCTTATGCGTTGCAGCGTGCTTCGGTTTCCCCGTCTCATGATCGACGCCAAAGGAAGCAGCGTTCCCTTGTCCTTGCTTGAGTTTTCCTGACGCGGCGTCGTTGGTAAACGAAGACAAACCGGCCGCGATCGCGTTGTTCGATCGAGGTTCCACCTTCACATTGTAGGGTGGGTCTGTGTTGCAAAGATGAATTGCATTGCCGGCCAACAAGCGATCCAGATCAGCAGGACTCGAGGAATCGCCACAGAGCAATCGATGATTTCCGAGGATCCAAAGATCCCCTGGCTTAGTGATCGCAGCATCTGGAGGTTCCGGGATTTTATCGGGATCGGTCAAGCCTTCGTTGACTCCGGTATCCATCAGCTTCGCAAGTTCCTCCGCGTTGAACCCAAGCAACCCGAGGTCGTAGTTCGCTTCCTGTAATGCCGACAATTCGATCGGCAACAGATCATAATTCCAGTCCGCGATCTCAGCGGTCTTGTTATCTGCGATGCGATACGCTCGAACTTGCTCTGGCGACAGGTGCGCCGCTACAACAACGGGGACCCGATCCAGCCCGAGCTTCTGCGCGGCTTTCAATCGCGTATGGCCAACGATGATGACGCTGTCGCTATCAACCACCAATGGCTGCGCGAAGCCGAATTCCTTGATCGATGCTGCGACTGCGTCAACGGCTTTATCGTTGTTGCGCGGGTTGTTTTCGTAGGGACGAACTCGATCGAGGGTCCACATTTCAATCTGCAAAGCATTGATGGTTGACATATTGGTATTCCTTCCGTGATGGACTCGTGTTGGAAATAGATCTCTGATCTTCGGGGGGATTATTTGGCGTTGATGGGCCCGGGCTTCGCTTTCTACGCGTTGACTTTCACGATTCTCGATGCCTTCCTTCGTGCTTTTCGAAGCGTACGTTTCAACGCTACATCCCAGCCTGTTGGCTGTGGCTCTGATGGCTTCGAATCCACCTTGCCCGCTTCGCGTTTTGCAATCGAGCGTCTGGCTGCTGCGTTGAATTGCTTCAATTCCCGGCGAATGACTGTGCCGAAATCCATGAAGATCTCCTTGTAAAAATGGGGCGGAAGCCGCCCGGACCCAAAAAACAAACTCTGTCTAGTAAGGCTCCTGTTCCCGCGGCCCTAGAACGCGTTTTAGGGCGGGGTAGGACCCATTACCGCGCGTTGCACCGAAGCTACTGAGTGCCACATTGGCAGACGCGTTGTGGGGGCCACTGTTGGCCCACTGACGCGTCCTCTGGTTGGCTTGGCGTTCCATACGAATGCGGTGCTTCGGTTGCGACGGTCGCTAACGTGTGCGATTCGTTGCGATCTCGATTGGTTACTCATGAGTAGCCTCGGATGATGTTGCCTGCTGCCTTCCAGAGTTCGATTGCATTCGTAGGCGTCCAGTTGCGAACGTTCTCGGCACCACCACCGGCGCCATGCCCCATTTCCCAATAGGTCACGTCGGGATTGATTCCGAATGCGGCTGATGCGTCGGCAGGAATCGTTTCCTCTTCGCCGTTTGGCTTGTTACTAGCGCCAAAGGAGAAGTCCATGCAGCGTCGGCCAGCAAACGCTGCGACTTCGTCGAAGGGTTGCACGTCGATCAGAAGCACATGGGTGTCGGGGCACTCGGAATGACCGCATGGAAACTCCACACGGAAGCTTGGCGTCCAACCAACGAGGTCGATCGGCTCATAGTCCCACTTCCATTTCGCTTGATCGAAGAAGCATGCCCATTGGGCTTCGAGACGGGAACGAAACTGGACGCCGTTGTAGAGGGTGGACCGAGACTCAAATGCGTGATTCATATCGCGGGTACCTTTCGAATTTGGGATGAGTGAGGACCAGTTGTTTTGGCTTGCGGACGTTGCGGACGTTGCGGACCTTTTTCCTATGCGAATACATACAGGGGAAAATTACGTGTTTTCCCCCCCAATACAGCAGATAACCTTTAAACGTCCGCAACGTCCGCAGATGAATCGAACTACCAATGATTTCATTGACGAAACGGATGCGGACGTTTGAGTGAGCAACGTCCGCACAACGTCCGCAAGTGGCCTCAACGTCCGCACGAAAGTGTGTCGAAAGTGGCAAAATGGGAGAAAAACCATCCGTCGAATCCCGTTCTTTTGGTGTAATGAGTGGCTAAATGTTGCGGACGTTGTCCAAATTTGCGGACGTTGCGGACCTACGGCCTATAAAGGTCCGCAGGGTCGTGCGTGACTGCTTCTGTAGACTCTAGGCATACCTGGTAGGTCGTATACCGACGCGTTGTCGTCTTCCGAAATGTCGCGATAGAACCGTCATCTAAATCGAACCGTTCGTCGACAAAGCGCCCGGCGACGATGCCCATCCGTGTCGTCTGAGACCGTGATGTTCCACTGCCTAAGTCGGATTCCAAGAGGCCGTTTCGCATTGCAAGGTCAACGAGCTCAGCGGCCGTCCATGTGCCCTGCGGATGAAGTGCGAGCACGCCAATCAGCTCTTCGAACTCGCGGCGAGTTTCATCCATCTCGCTGGCGGCGTCTTCCGCATTGATCATGAAGTCTGGTTCACCATTGGCGTCCAGAATGCCGCCGATGATGTTGCCCCAGCCCTTTTTGTTGAACCGTGTTTGAACCTTAGCAAGAGGCATGCCGCTGGCCTTCCAGCGTTCGACCATGTTTACGAGTTCGCCCAGCAACTGCAGCCGATGTGTTTGAACGTACCCCTCCGGATCGTCCATCGAGAAGGATCGCTTCGTGGGATCGCCTTCGTGGTGCAGATTGATGACCACGCAGCGAGTAATGAGGTCACGGCTTACATCAGGCGAGTTGGCAGTGATACAAAACAGATGTGAGTTCTCAGCGCGGATCTCTTGCGAAAACCCCAACAAACGAAAGGATAGAATCGGATCGGTGATAGACCGCTCGAGGCAAGCCGAATCGATCTTGGGATTGCGGCCACGGGCCTTGGCGTTATCGATGATGATGGTCGTCACGCCACGCCGGACGATTGTTCCTAAACGTTTCTCGAACTCTTCGTCGTTCGCGTTGTACGATGCGGTTTCCACATGATTGCCATCCCGGAGAATTGCCAGAATCTGAGCAAGAACCGACTTGCCCAACTCGGGTTGATTCCCATTGAATAGCACAGCCGGCTTAGAACCGATGAAGCGTGAGACGAGCAGACCTGTAAGCAGAATGCCAATGTAATTGGTGCGATCGGCCGGCTTCCGCCAACAGAAGTCTCGCAACAACGCGTCGAGATGCTTGGTCCCCTCGACGGGATCGATGTTAGGACCAGCATAAAAGAACCCGGTTTTGGGATCGAAACCAGGGCTGACCAATCGCCAATCTTCCGTGTAAATTGGGTTGTGGCTAAACAGCCGGATGGCTGGAAGGCGTTCTCTTTGCCCCACATTGTTGAGCCAGGTGTTCGCATACGAGGATGGGAGCGGCTTGTACTCACCCCCGTCGTCATTCACGAAAAAGAACTCGACATGCTGGTTGAGTAGTCCTGTCAATTCTGCCGAGGAGAGAACCGGCGAGATGGATTGCTCCCTCACCACGACCATTTGCTCCACCCGATTGAAACAGGAGCCGGTGGCCAGCAATCGCTCGGTGATTTGGTCCATGGTCGTGGCCACAGGTGTTGAACGCGAGTCGATCGTAATGGTTCGGCGCTCGTCCGACTCCTCTACCTGCTGACCACCCGTGGGCTCAGGTACTGTAGGACTTTCCTGTGGCAAACGCTTCTTCAAGCGTTCGCACAAAGTAGCCCGCACATCGTATTCGCCACTCTCCCAGGTTAAGTCGAAGTAGCGGCGACCTCGCTCTGCGAACTTACCTACCGACTGGAGCCGATTCCAGACCTCATCTCTTGCAATCCCATTCCGAATCGCATAACAGCAGACAGCAAAATCAGCCTCGGAACGTGCACCATCGGGAGCGATTGCGCATGCGGCAATGAGTTCGGAGAGCTTGTCCGATTTTCCAGCCGATAGTTTACGAACCGCAGGCAATGGCATCGCCTCGATCTGCCGCCGGCGTTTCGTAGATTCGCTCGTCTTTGCGAACTTCTGAAACGCATCCAAAGAATACCGCCGGCATCCATCACATTCGATCAATTCCGCTTTGATCGGTGTGCGACCATTTCGTTGATCTTTGCGATTCAATGTGCCCGGCAGTCGGAGCAACCGAGTGAGGTCTGTCGTATGATCACCGCTGATCGCAGCCGCGATGCCAGTTAAAAGGTCTTGGGCCTGAAGTGCTTTCGGACTTGTTTTGGTCAAATGATGGCGCTGATCCACAAAAACACGATCTTTACCATCCAGTATGTATCGTCTCGGTTTCTTTCGTCCATCGCTACCGAGAGCCCACTCCGTTTCAACGGGAGGTGGATCGCCAGCGTCGTCGATTAGGAATGGGAGATCCAGCAGCCAGTAGAGATGCACACCATTCCCACTACTCACAATCGCCGTAGGCGAAGGCATCGACTGGGATGCGCACCGTTCAATGGATTGTGCAACGCTGCATCCATCAATATCGGCCCACAGGCAGCGAATAACCCGAATCTGCCAAGCGAGGTCAAATCGACCTTTGTTGCCTACTCGTGGACAGACCCCGAAAAACAAATTGGTACGTTCGGACTCGGAGCTTTTGACCAGCCGATCGAGTGTCTGCTCGAGCGTTACGGCCTTGGCGGGCCGATAGCAAACATTGCGATAATCGACGCGGCTGCGTTTTCGTCCACTTTCATTCCAAGTCTCCACGGGACGAAAGAGGATGAGATCGGGCGGATCATACAATGTTGTCAATAAGGTGATCGCTGGATGAGTCAAGCTGCGCCACCCTTATTTGCGTGGTCGCTGGCTGGTACCCGCACTCCCATCGATTTCAAGACTCGCGACCCATGGCCCGTTTCACAAAATCGAACCACTGGCTCGTTCTCATCGGATAGTGATGCAAGCTGAGCCCAGCTAACACTTTTCCATTTGCGACAGCGGTATGCACGAATGGCAATCCCAGAATCATCGAAACGAACAACAAGGTTGAGGATTGGGAAATGCCGGACGATTGGGCGACTGAAACGGGTGAGTTGCGACATGGCTAGGCGATCTCCATTGCGGGAGAAAGCGATTGCGACGTCTCATCGCTGAGTTGAACCCTGATTGTGCCGCTCTTCTGCGATTCGTGTTTGATCGAAAGTAACCAGACAACTTGCGAGTCATCCCAGAAAGCGCCGGCATGTTGTAACGCATCGAGTACAGATTTTTGTACGTTATCTGCGTCGCGCCGACGATCATCAGGCGGGGTGATATCGATACGAATCGCTAGCGGTCCCATTAAAGGTTTGATACCAGCGGCGATCGCCATTCGTCGAACCTGATGACGATACGATCGCGCATCTTTTGAAAGCACGGGACGTCCTTGGTAGTAGCTGAAGTAATGATTTATCGACGGTGGGTAAGGGAGTGTGAGCTCGGTAACCATCCCTGCTTCCTTTTGCTGAAATAGAAAAAGCTGGAACGGAGCGAATGGCCGATTAGCAACGACTCATTCGCTTTGCCCGTCCCAGCCGCACCCGTGCGAACTCAAGCCGCTTGTGATCAGAACGGTATATCCCCTGACGATGGGACTTCACCGTTTGATGCGGCTGCAAGTCGGATGCGTCGATTGAAGTAGACGTTGGTGTAGTCACCACGAGTCCGCTTCGTGACTTCCAAGGTCACATCGAGCAGTTCTTCGAGTCGCCCAGACAATTCGCTGAATTTGGAAAGTTCGATCCCCAGCGTTTTCAGGTCTCCCTTCACATAGGGAATCGACGCTTGGGTGATGACCGAGTTCTTGAAGATGTGGCGGCCGGCCTGGGAGCCAGACATCACTTCCAAATCGAACTTGATCATCGGATCGCCCTTCTGACTGTTTTCAAGTCGTACCGATTCGATGCGCGCTTGATACTTGCCATCCGGCACTTCGTCGTACTCCGGTGCTTCCGCCGTTTCGAATTCATCATCGAACGACGATAAATCAACCGCTGGGTTGTTGGGTTCGTATTCTTCGTAATCGCTCATTACTTAATAGCCTTTCCTGCTGGGGTACTGCCCGGAGTGGAAGAAGAAGCAGCAGGGCCTTTGCCGGGCGAAGGGCTCTGTGCAGTTGAATTCGACGAGGTGACGCTGAATGCCGAATGGAAAGCGGCATAGCTCAGCGGCAACATTTCTGGCAAGCGACCCGTGCGATCGCCGGCCTCGTAGGTTGGATGCGGTTTGGTTCGGAGCACGCGATCTACAACAAGATTGCCAGCAGCGTCCTTACGCGAGACCGAGTCGCCGTAGAGGATGATGTCGACCAGACCCAACACAACGTTTCGAGCACGATCAGGTAAACTCGGTGTGGTCTTGGTGTACTCACCCGTTCGCGTTTCAATTGTCTTGTCGACAGCGTGCGAGATGAGAATCAAGCCGTATGGCAAACTGGCCAGACGCGTCAGTACTCGATGCCATTCGTTTTTGACCAGCGCCCAGCCTTTGCCGTGCCCCATGTCGCCTTCGTACTCAATGCCATGCTTGGCACACACATAGTCCGAGCACATCTTGAACGCATTGTCGACCGTATCGATCACCAGCGTCTTGAAGTTGTGATCACCTTTGGCGATGAGTTTGCAAGCTTCCAAGAATGTTTCCCATGAATAGGTTGGCACCTTGAATACTTCCAAGTGATTGAGACCTGGCTCGCATTCGAAGAACACAGCGTCAGGAAAATTTGAAGCGAAGGTGCTCTTCCCAAGCTTGGGCACCGAGTAGATCAATATGCTTTGTCTTGCCAGATCCGTTATTGGTCGGGTCTTAGCGGAAGGTAATGTCATTGTCATAAAATAGAATTCCTCTAAATCAAAACGGGGGTGCTTCAGAATCAACACGAGATAGCTCTTCGTTAGGGAGAGCGATCTCGTACAGGTTGTCAGCGACGTTTGGATTGAATCCCGACTGGCAATAAGCCAAGTACTCGCACGGTCGTTGGTACGAGAAGCAATTCGAGGTGTTGAGCAGCCATTTGCCACGTCGGCGGGCATCGAGGTATTGCTGCGTTATCTCCCAGACCTCGTCTTGCAACATGGCAAGTCGGTCTTCGGAGAGATAAATGAATTCGCGATGGAAGGCCTCGGGACGGGAATACCATTCCGTTAGCCGAACTTGGAACTCATCGTCGGTCTCAGGCATCTGCCGCTTGGCGGTTGACTTGCCGCTCTTATTCTTGGATGCCAATTCGGCTTTGCGAGCCTCGTACTCTTCCTGCGTTTCGCCTTTCCCTTGCTTGAGCCGACTCTTGAGCAACACGTTGTAGATGACACCCACGATCGGATAGCCCAACTCTCGCAGGTAATGGCAGTACAAGGCGATTTGCGTGTCGGTCCACAGTTTGTCGAGATAGCTCGCATCAACAGATGATGCCGTTTTATGCTCAATCAGGTACAAACCATCGTGGCAACGAACGATACCATCAACCTTGCCAGCGATACGGAAGGTTTGACTTTGCCGACCTGTGTCAGGGTTGCGGATCTCGCCGACGAACTCCTTTTCTACTTCGACAACCTCGAACTCTTCGATTGCATAGCGTTCGGCGTAACCACGGATCATCGCCGTTGCCAGATGCCACTGAACCATCTGGTTCGAATTAGCGAGGCGATCTTCAAAAGCATCATCCATGTACGTGAGCACATCGCGAAGCCGAGACTCAGCCTCTTGCGACCGATACCAAAGCTCGATCGCCGTATGAATAACGCTCCCGAACGACAACGCCTCTGCACGCTCACGCGGTCGCAATTTATCGAGATAGCGGTTCTTATACTTTCTTGGACAATTGCGAAACGTATTCAGCGCTGAATAGGTTAGCAGCGTCTTGTCGTTCGATTCATTCTGTGTCACTAGTTGGGACATGGGTGCTTGGTGTTACAGTCTTGAGGTGTTCTATTGCGCGTATCGATATCTAGAAGAATCTCAACTCGTAGGTTTCTTGATCCTCAATCAGAATGCCGTTGAGGCGTTTTGCCCCCCGTTCTCGTGCGATTTGTGCTTCACAGAGCCTTAGGGACGCATTGACTTGCGAGCACTTCTTACAAATGCGGTTCGATGCACCTTTGGAACGAAACGTTTGATTGCACTTCAGGCACATCCGATCACCGGGTTCGTGTGGCAAAAGTCGCGAAGTCATGGTCAATGGATCTTTCAGCAAATAGGTCGAAACGGGATGGGGCGACAGTTTGCGGATCAAACCGTGTCGATGGACTCAACCTCGAAGTTGCCTTCGTTGTCGCTAGTCACCAGATAGTGCTGGTGCATGATGTTCGCGACGAAGCGACTTCCACGGGGAATCGCTTGTCGGATCGTTTGACAGGATTCATTGAACTCGTCAGATGCGGCTTCGAAGTGTTCGACGGCTCGCAGGTATCGCTGCAAAGCGAGCGAGACGGTGACTCGTTCCTCGATATTCATGGCGGGTGCAGTCATTAACGAATGTCCTTCTACAACTGGTGACTATTGGCTAAAACATGCTCTCTCTATCTGTTGGAATACCCGGTACCCGGGTGAGTTGACGGTTACGATTCCAGATATCTTTCGAATCCTGCTTCTTCGAAGAGCTTGCGGATTTGCAACATCCAGTCATTGAGCGTGGTACGAGGGATGCCGAGGTCGCGAGAAATCTCAGTCATTGAGTGGGTTTGACGGCGACGGAGCACGTCCTGGAATTTCTCCGGCAATTTCGACATAAACGCTGCGAGATCCATGCGTAAGTCGTTAAGCTCTTCTTCTCGAATTCGGCGAGCGCGCCCGAGTCGTCGATCTTGGTCTTGGTCACGGAGTGTCTGAGACATTTCGACTTGACCACCGTCATCACCACGGACAGTCTTGCTCAAACTGACTCGACCGACCGTCGCACGTTTTACAACGAATCGATCGCGAATGACGTTAGCTAGGTGGCGTTGCACTACAGTGCAGACGTAGGGGTAGAGATGGCCGACCGATGGATCGTAGAGTCGCAGACTCTTAGTGGCACGAACGTAAACCTCTTGGACCAGATCATTGCGATCCTGCTGGGTAAAGTCGGATTTGGCGATTAGATTTCCGACCTGACGATGGATGACACTTCGAACGAAGTTGTCATCGGCGAGATTGATAGAGTGGTTGTCTGACACGAACGGACCTCCTGAATGAGGCCCCACAGGCGACAGGTCCGAGAGTTTAAGCCTGTGAGGCTCGCCCGCTCATTCGCGGGCTGTTTTCTGATGTGAATCAGACCTGTCGTCCGCTACTGGCGAAAATTCCCAAAACGGGCTGGGAAAGAAGAAAATTCCCGAACGTCATCGCAAGAGTCCCAGGAAAACACTGGGTAAACGCAAACAGAAATTTGCTAAAATCCCCAGAGTGGGGTTTGGGGAAATTCCCAAAACTCCGATGGGCCAAAAATTGGGAGTTGCAAGTGGGAATAGACCTAAAAGGCGTCGCAAAAGCGCATTGGAGTGACCGCCCTCGACTAAACTCCAGTGTGACCGTCGTTCCTAGTTCATCTGGGACGAACAATCGGCACTTTAGATGCGAACAAGACAATTCCAGCTACTTTATCAAGCTTAGTGATGGATGGTCGCCATTCGATGAAAGAGCCGTCTTGGATATGCATGAGCGCGAGGAGTTGTTTTCCATTCTCGCGAAAGCTTTACAGTTACCCGTGGTTGATGCGTGGTACATACGCGCCGACTTACTGAGACTACCTTCCTCGGTTTGGTCGGGTAATATTATCCCAGACAAGGCAACGGTATCAGTTTGGCTAAAACGCGATTTTGAATGTCCCGCATGCTCGCGATCATCGAAATCGTTCACGCAAAAAGAACTCTTGAATCTGAGCGATCTTTTCCTTTATTGCCTTTGGATCGGCGATGAAGATCGAAAGAAAAGCGACGTCATTTGGATTGGTGATCGACCACACCTGTTTGATCAATCCCTTTCTGGACCGCCTTCAAAGCCAAATTCGTCAAAAACATACTGTAGAGGAACACATCACCAGAGATTTGACCTGAAACTGTTTTCTAAGGAACAAGTGGTCAAAATGAGCCCCAGCGGATACCCCTCCCTTCTTGCCCACACTGTCCGAGATCACTCAAGTGAACTGCCAATCTCTACACTGCATCAAAGGATTCGAGATATAGAGCAGCGCGATATAGAGAATGTCGTGAATCAACTGGGGATACAAAACCGAATTGCCGAGGAGTTGTGCAAACGACAAGAATCGCTCAAAGCAGACTACGAAAACTGGCGGCAGGAAGTTGCGGAGATCTTTGGACGTCGATTTTTGGCATAGGTCGTAAAGAAGTTGTTTGATTGATTGATTCGAGAATTGACACTACCGGTGAATGCCTGATTATTAGCCTCAGTCACCTTGAGGTTGGATTTTGAATTGACATTGCCAACCCTTATTGTCGTCAGTGAGTTCGATCGGCTCACCATCAATGTCGAAGAATTGCTGCAACGACCTATTCAGCAACTCTCGTCGCTTCCGATTCTTTCGGCAAGCACTCGGCGAAAGCCAAGTCATACTGCCATGTTCGCGAGCAAACTGAAAAAGCAGTTCCCACTGTTTGCTTGGCTTACCGTTTCGAGAATCGACTAGTCCCAATTGCGAGTAGGTCAACACTTGTCGCTGGTCTCGGATGGTGACGCTGATCTTCTCGGTGTCGCTAAAACGCATCTCCACATCGCTCCAGCGGCTACCACTTGGAGTTGGGAATCGACCAGCCACGGTTTTCGCCGGTGGCATCAGTCGGTCACGGAAAGCAACCAACTGCTGTCGCGCCCATGGCGACAGGTACCACTCGCCATCATCGCTGAGCAACAACGACTGATCGAGAGGAACCACCAGAGAGCCTCTCGAGTCCAACATCGTCTCGTTACGACTATTCAGTATCCGTTTCGAAGTGAGAAACAACACGAATGGTCGCTGAAACTCTGCCAAGAACGCATCGATGCACCAATCAAGCCGGCGAGGATCGCTTACTTTGGCAAGGAACAACGAGAACCCAGATCCATTTGGATTCCCGTAGTGACCAAGCCTGTATCGATACATCGGACCTCCGAGCCGTTCGAATGCCGTGGAATACCCAACTAGCGAAGCGAGCTCGGCGGCGAGCTTGCCGAAGCTGAACTCGTAGCAGACGATATCGCGTCGATCGACAGGAATGTACTCTTCGTTCTTTTCATTGTAGCCTTCGAAGACACCATCTTCGACCTCGACAATTTCCAGCCACTCGTAAGGACGACCTGGAACAGGCAGCGCCGCAGCGAGGTCTTTGATCGGCACGAGGAGTTCACGGTGCAAATCAAATGCATCGCCGAGCAACATCCGCCAGCTCAAATGTGAAGTTGCCACATCGTTTAGTTGCTCAAGTGCTTGCCAGGGCTGGCTCATGGCGAGTCCTCCTCGGCAATTGCTTTGAGATGATGAATCCACGCTGGGTAAGCCAAGCTTCGATGGTCGCGGAAACTCTTCCACGACTGTAAATGGCGACATTGGGAGGACGGAGCGTAATCGCCAATTCGGTCTTTCGTCCTTCGAGTTCCATCTTGAACGTTGCCGAAATAAGGCGTCGTTCCAACCAAATGTTCTTCTTTTTCGCCTGAGCCCAGTTAAGCAGATCGTCACCCTTACGAATGGTTATCACACCATACCGATCATCGGGATCACCGAGCCACAGTTCGATCATTCGAACGTCGGTGATGCCCTCGATGCCCCCTGGAGCCAGCGCATCAAATTCAAACTCGCGAAGCGGATCAAGTGTGTACTTGATGCCAGTCGGAAACAAGTTCTCGTTTCCAAATATATGCTTTCCTATGAGCCGGCAATACAGGGCTTTCTCCTTGCCAGTTTTGGCGTTGATTCGCAACTCCCCAAACTCACGGTTGTATATCGCGGACGCACTTTGCACAGGCCAGAACGATTGAAACCCGAAACGGCCATTCTCAACGATTCGCTGGCGTCGAAAGAGGCTACCGTGCATGATGGAGAATTCGACTTCATTGGCGTTCTCGAAAACCTCAACTCTCGTTCCTTGGGCGCGAAGACGCTCCACATGCCAGGAATCAATGTCGCGTTCCAACTGCTGAAGCGTTTCCTCTGCGGGCGTTACAAACTTTGGAGGAGTGGTTTGACTCGCTTGGAAATAATCGTACGAGCGAACACGCTTTATTCGCGATAGTGCATGGGTTTGGACGAGCTTCTCGGGATTGGACAACCACGCGGCCGTAACGATATCTGCTGCAGAATGCTTACCACCGGGTTGGATTCCCAGAGTATGAGCAGGCATTCGGTCGAGCAACAAGTCGATGGCAACGGTATTGGCTAGTTCATCGATAAGACAGATCGCGTCTAGCAAGTCCGCTGGCGTTTCTCGATCTGCCCTGGTGATCTCACGAATGACCCCTTGGCAATCGATCGAATCAGGAGTTTGGATCGGAACAGACCGATTAGCAAAGAAATCGGCGTAAGGGTGGAGTAGCTCGAACAGTCGTTTGGGGGCGATCGATTCAATAACACCGGGGCGCGATAAACGCGGAAGTCGAACAGCGGTCATGATGTGAACCTTGAAAATCAGTACTTCATAGCAATCCTTCATTGATCAAAACGTCAAGCGATCCAACCGACTGACGCAAACAAATGCGATTGGCAGTGGCTGGCCCACGGCATCCACCGTGCAAAATTCCTAGCGTGGGCATCCCATCCGCCAGTCCATGACCGTCGTCCTGTGTGATTCCATCCAGGCCAGCCCACTGCCAATCGCGAACGCTATCATTCACGAGTCGGTGACACGTTTGGTCACATCGAATGCAACTTGGGAAATATTTTCCATTTCATCTGCTAGCAAAACCGATTCGATAGTTCTTGCGTTTTCGTCCGTCGTTCGGGTCGTTATTCGGGTATTCCAACAAAAGGACAATGAACTTTCGATTGCGAGTAAACTGACGGATTTCGGTCGGCCTTTGGAGGTTTGGTCGATGCGAACCGACGCAAGTGTCCAGGACTCCCAAACCTGTCGAATACCAGCGCGAACAATGGCAAGAGCAATTGGGTGACCAAACTTGTCACGAGTCGCCAAAGAGTGTAATTACTCCAATGCGAATCGCAGCGGAGGCCGTCTTCGAGGATCAGACACATGAGTACTAATTCCAAAATCGAGTGGACGGACACAACGTGGAACCCAGTTCGAGGTTGCACAAAAATCAGTGCCGGCTGCAAGCACTGCTACGCAGAAACGCTGGCAGAACGATTTCGTGGCGTCCCTGGTCATCCATTTGAGTTTGGCTTCGACCTTCGTCTGGTACCACACAAACTGTCTGAGCCATTTCATTGGTCCAAACCGCAATTGGTCTTTGTTAACTCGATGAGTGATTTGTTCCACAAAGATGTTCCAGATGAATACATCTTTCAGGTTGCCGAGGTAATGGCGACTGCAAACTGGCACATTTACCAGGTGTTAACCAAGCGAGCCGATCGATTGCGCGAAATGTTGCAAACTAAGTTGCGATTCGCAGCAAAATTGGATCACATATGGTGGGGCACGAGTGTCGAAAACAAGAAATCAGGCGTTCCTAGAATCCGACAATTGCGAGAAGCAAAAGCAAAGATGAACTTTCTTTCCATCGAACCGCTCCTTGAAGATTTGGGAAAGCTCAACCTTAAAGGCATGCAGTGGGTAATCGTCGGTGGCGAGAGTGGGAATGGGGCCAGGCCAATGCGAGTCGAGTGGGTCACCTCGATCCGAGAACAGTGCGCGAAACAGAATGTCCCATTCTTCTTTAAACAGTGGGGAGGCGTGAGAAAATCGAAACATGGACGCGAGTTGGATGGAAGGACTTATGATGAGTACCCCAGCGCGATTCGTCAGCCCGTGCCTCCGGTTACTGTCCGCAAAGAGTTAGAGTCACGCTTGAAGTTGGCGCAACACGGAAGCCCATCAACTGTAGCGACTGCATAGATTGGCCACCAAAGGTTCTTACATCGGAAGGAACAACCTTGGTTGCGGCGGGATGACAAGCCAATCATCTCCTCGCTTAGGTCCAGCTTTTCGTTGTTCACCGTTACCTCCGATGATCTTGATCTCCCCTTCGCGTTTAAGGTCAGCAAGTACAGCATTCAATCGCGATCCGTCTGCTGGAGTTTCGTTCGCTATAGATTTGGTCAACGTATCGACGGTAATCCGATCGCCCAATGAACGAATTCTTGTCATTAATTGCGCAAACAATGCTTCATGCGTAGCTTCGTTAGCTGAAGTATCGAAGCGAAATAGGCTTGGCTGATTGAAATTCTCTTGATTGAACTCGAGCATATTGAGACCGGCAAACCCCTCGTGCAAGGAGTCATTCTGATGTTTCCAATGCATTCCTTTCATCACATTGTTCGCCTGGGGATGATTACTCAAATGCAAAAGCCAGTATCCCCAGCCTTCATGTTGAATCATGAATGGACTCACGTATTCAGCTCTGCAATTCGCTCGTATCTGTCTTAGGAAATCCATCAACAACAGTTTTCGCCAATCTCGAAAGTGACTGAATCTTGGCTTGTCTGTAAATGCATCGTCAAGGTTCACTCCAAACTTATGCGCAGCCTTGCGAAATCTTTCGTCGTCGGTCGCGTAGCTCGCCATTGACTCAACACTTATGTTCCAAATAATCTCCGCTTTCGGAAGTCGCTTCAGGATCATGTTGCAATGGTCGATGGTTGCAGCATTCCAACCGCATTGATCGAGAAAGAAGATTGCTTTGGTTGTGGATCGCGATGGGATTTTACTCAAACATCTCGGAAGAAACTCGTCAAATGCTAAGCGGTCAATGGAAATCTTTCCGCTGTTGTATTTGTCGCGATATGAAGACGCGAGAACACTTCGAGAAAGCTGCTCTATGGCGAACGGATCGCTGTCGGCAAACATAAACGTTGCATCAATGCAAAACTCTTTCGTGCGGTGTGCTGCTATCAGTTGCTCTGATTCATGGACCGCATTTAGCATCACAAATGGTGAACCAGCAACTGGAGTTCCGGTCAAAGCTGACGTGAACGAACCACCCCCAGCAAATGCATCAACAAAGTAGATAGGGATTCTTGGTATAAAGGGCTTGGCGGCCACCGTTTGAAAGTAGGCCAGAATGTAGTCCCGCAAGATATCGAGCTTAACCTGACTATGGATACCACAAACCGGCGGTAGGCCATCCTTCCAAGAAAACGCATCTTTAGATTTGACCATTGTTGCCTCCGAGCATGTTAGACCCCATTTGTTTGGGCTCATTGTATGCGTCCAAATGATAGCAGTCTAGCGATTACCAGCGTCCGCATGATCTGCCCCAGCCGCATTCGCAATTCGCATCAGCCCCATGGTTCAAACTCGCTCCAACCGGGCGTTAACCTGATCGTAGCGGTACTTGCTAATACTGCCATCTTTAATCCTCTCGACAACTTCTTCGACCACGGGCAATGGAACAAGAAACCACTCCCGAGGTTGAACCTTTCCGCCAAATCGATCGGCCAGAGCGAGGTCGATGCGAGCACGTGCGAGGAACTTGTGGAGCAGCGACTCGAACGCTTTGCAGTTGATGTTCGCCAAGCGATAGACAGCAACCAACTCCACTGCGGCGAAGAGATACGTCGTTTCCTTCCTAGCGTTCGATACACGCTTCTCGGGATCGCCGGTGGTGAGCCCGATCTTGTGTAGCAGCTCGCGGTTCTCTTTCACGAATGGATTGTCGGAGAGACTTCGTGCCACGTAGATCGCGCCAGATTCGCAGTCGCCGTCTTCCAAGACATTGGAGAAGAGTGGGCCTAGGTCGCTGAAATCTTCTTCAGTCTCGGGTTGTTGCGGTACGATTCGACGGCTGTTTTCGTCTTTGTTCAGAGCTCGTCGCAATGAACGAAGTAATAAGTCTGACTCGGTACCATTGTCGAAGATGACTCGTAGGCGTCGATCACGTTCGCCGTGTTCAGGAGTGAACCACTCGCCTGTCTCTGCGACCAGTGCCTTCTGGCCATCCACGATAAACCAGTCACCCTTGCGTATTTGAGACCGACTACTGGTCTTGAACAACTCGGTCGATTGACGGCCGGTTTCGAGATCCGCTTGCACCGCTTCAAAGTCAAGTCGAAAAGCATCGAAGTCTTCACAGGGTTTTCGCTGAGCTACTTCTTCTGGAGCATTTCGCTCGGCATTGCGTTCGGCTGCCGAACGAACGTGCTTCATCGTTGTGATGTCATTATCGGAAGGACTAACGCCAAGTGCTTCCAAAAGTTCGTCGTCGCTATCCAGTTCGTACTCTTCGGAGGGTTCGTAGACGCGATCTGTCAGGATTCCGTCGGTATCCATGGGCTTTAGTAGATCCAAGCATTCAGCGCTTGCTCTAATCCGATCCAAACGGACTGCGTAGAGACGTTCAAAGATATCACGTCCTTCACCGTGCTGAGGAAGCCGATCGTGCTCTCGATAGAACCGCTGAATGTCTTCGAACCCTGCGATGATCCGTTCTTGCTTGGCCGTGTAGGTCTGATCCTGCTTGATTTCGGTCTCAACACCAAGTTCGGCCAACAATGCGTCGTCATCGTCGGTAAACGCTTCTTCTTTCGCCATTCTTTTACCCATTAGCCTTCTCCTGTTTCATTCGCGCCAGGAACGCAATGCCCTCTGCCATGCACCGCTCCCACGCATCTTGGCTGGTGATCGAAGGCAGCCGTCCGCGTTCGTTCTTGAACTTCAAGGCGCGCTTCGCAAGATCGCGAGCCTCATCGGGTGTCAGTTGAACTCGCCGGCCAGCGATCGCTGACTGGACCTGACGCAATCGCTCTTCGTTCATCGTCTTGGCGAGAATGTTGTACGCCTCGCCGAAGGGATTGATCGAGTCGATTAGGTCGACATTCAGATCTCGAACATCGGTCACATAACGGCGAATCCCGTCAATCAACGCCGTGTTCGAAGTTGCACCACTGCCACTAGCTTTCTTGCCACCCATCTGAATCAGGTTAAGGGCTGCAACGGCGCGCTGCCGAATGGCCTCGTGGTCTTGCTCAGACAAGTCGGGGTACTTGTCACGAATAATCTTGCCCATTCGCTGCTGAGTTGTTTCCTGAGGTGGAAGCTCGTCATTGAACAAGCCATCCTGGACGGTGCGGGTGTCTTGAACGAAGGAAGCCAAAACCTCGTTAAGGTCCTCTCGACAGATTCTGGTCGCTTCGTCACTCTCTGGTTCAACAAGCCCATTGATCTCGATCTGCACACCACCTGTCACTGGGTCCACGCCAACGTTGCAGCCGCCATGGTCGTATCCGTCACTTCCGTAGTCCAACCCAGGCTGAGGACCACTCGGAGCATTGGTGCCGTTCGGTGCGTTGGCTGGCGTCTTTGGACGGAACTCGAAACGAGGTGCGAGCACTTGTTCCATCAGCAAACTAGCGGCGATCGCTTTGAGTGTGTCGTTGACCGCCTCGGTAACAGCTTTCTCACCTGCGTCCGGCTCGGCGATCAAGTTAGTGAATCTGGCCCTTGTCTTGCCGACAGCATCGCGTGTCGCTCGACCGATGATTTGCACGATTTCAGTCAAGCTACTGCGGTAACCGATGGTCAGAGCATGTTCGCACCAAATCCAATCGAAACCCTCTTTGGCCATTCCCAAGGCGATGATGATGTCTACGTGATCTCGATTTTCGCGACCTACCGGATCACGGAGCGCGGCTGCAACCTTCTCGCGTTTGATCGGTTCATCGTCCACGAGGTCCGCAATTCGCAGAGTTCGTCCTGTCGATGTTTTCACAAGCTGAAAACCAGTAACATCATCGGTTCCCAGCCACTCACCTAATGTCTCGAGGATGTGCTCAACTTCTTTGTGCTTGTCTTGAGTGCTTTCGCGGCTGTTAACATTTGGGATGTGAATGATCGTCTTTTCGTTCTCGTCAAGAACCTTTGGCAAATCGTCAAGGTAGCTCCCAGAATAGAAGTAGTATCCAATGTCCAACTGCTTCAGATGCTTATAGCCGCTAAGCTGTTCGTAATAAGTGTAAGTCACCGTTACAAACCGCCGCTCGTCTTCAGGCAACAGCACGGCCGCAGCGTCGCCACGGAAGTAGCTACCCGTCATGGCGATCAAGTGAGTCTTATCACGTTCGATCAATTGTCGGACAAACTCACCGAGACGATTGTCGTCACTCACCGATACGTGGTGAAACTCGTCGACGGCAATAAGTCGATCATCAAAGGCTTCAACACCGAATTTTTCAAACGCAAAACGAAACGTGGCGTGTGTGCATACTAACAAGCGATCTTCGGAAGCCAGAAAACGCCCGAGTGCGTCAACCTTGCCACCGTCAGTGCCAGGTGCGTTGCAAAGGTTCCATTGTGGCGCGACAGTCCAGTCGGTAAAGAAACCATCTTTGGCGAGCTGAGTGTTACCAAAGCTCGCACCAATCGACTTTTCAGGAACGACCACGATCGCCTGCTTCAGGTTTTGGCGATGCAGCTTGTCGAGAGCCACGAACATGAGCGCTCGACTCTTGCCCGACGCCGGTGGCGACTTGAGTAGCAGATACTGCTCGCCACGAAACTGCCAGACGCGCTGCTGCATAGCGCGCATACCCATCGCGTTCGATGTCATGGATTGGCCACTGCCCGCGTAGCTCACGCTTACACCAGGCATCGATTTAGGTTTGGGCTGATTCATCAGGAGCTCTCTCGATCGTTCTTTTTGTTCCGTTTTAGCTCTTGCTCAATATTTTCAATCTCGCGTAGATCTTCCGAATCAGCTGCAGCGGCCTCGGTGATCCGGCGCTGAGCATCGAATGCTTCGTAGCGTTCGTACGCAATCCGAGTCATATCCTCGCGGCTTACTTTTCCAGGGCCATCTAATACTGGCTTGTCATTAAAACGAAGTAAGTCGTCCACGTTCTTTCGCCAGAACTCCAGCGTCAGATCCTTACGCTGCTTAACCCGTAGTTCGGCCTGCTCGAGGAAGATGACAACCAAGCGATTCAGCGTGTCGATCTCATCCTCGGTCAAATAGTTCTTGGCTATGATTACATCGTGCTTACGAACTCGACTGCCACTCCAATTCGTCAGCGACATGTTCGCCTCATCTGGATTAGCACGGCTGACAATGATTTCAGCCGCTGTTTGGCCAGTCGCCGCGAAGTGCAGCTTGTTCTGAACCTCGGCAAAGAAAATCTGCGTGGAGGAATCGTCGGCCGCGTAGTCGCTGCTGAGCGCAAACAGCTCCCGGACTTTTTGGTAGAAACGCTTCTCGGAGGCTCGAATCTCGCGAATGCGTGCCAGCAGCTCGTCGAAGTAATCCCAGCCCTTCGGGTCTTTCAGTCGCTGGTCATCCATCACGAATCCCTTGACCAGGAATTCCCGCAGGTGCGTCGTGGCCCACTGGCGAAACTGCGTGCCACGCGGGGAGCGAACTCGATAGCCAATCGCCAGGATCAGGTCCAAATTGTAGAGTTTTGTCGAGTATTTCTTGCCGTCTGCGGCAGTTGTCAAGGATTCCTTGACAACTGAAACCTCTCGTAACTCCCCCTCTTCCAGGATGTTCTTGGCGTGTAGGGATACATTCTGCTTAGAGGTTTGAAACAGCTCGGCAATCTCAAGCTGGGTCAACCAGATGGTTCCTTCCTCGACGCGCAGATGCATCTGCGTAGCGCCATCCTCCGAGGTAAACAGAATCAGCTCGCTCATTTCTTGCCTTTCCCCTTTCCGGTCATTTCCGTATAGAGCTGGAAGAGCGTTTCGAGCCGTTCGGTGTCGTTCTTGAAGCGGCGGCCGATGTAGATGCGTTCGAGCGTTTCGTCATTCCGATCGTGAGCGGCTCGAAGGTCTTCCGGCATCTGATCGGGATCGTAAAGGTCCGCGATCGTCGAAGGCCAGTGGGCTTCGCGAGCGAGAAGGATGTTTTCTGCACAGCGACTTAGATCTGCTCTGTTCTCGTCGGTAAGAGGAGGAACAGGAAACGTATTCCAGCCTAAAACATTTGAGAAACGATAGTCCGTCTTGAACTTTCCACAAACGGTTGCGATCCAAACAAAGTGCAGTTTGGAATTCAGTAACGCGATAGCATCCAGCGATGGATAATACATAGCAAATGCAAGATTCGTTATGATGCTTCCGGGAGGCAGCAAACCAGTCGGAATGTATTCCCTGTTTTCAGACGTCAGCGTCGGAATCAATGCGATGCGTTCATCTCCAGACTGCTTTACCTCATCAAAACGATGGGGTGTGACTGCGGCTTTTCTCGTCGCAGCTTTCGGGCTGTTGCTCCGCATTTCTGCGACTGCATTTATTCTCGATTCGATGGCCGGAATCGAACGCGCTAAATCGACATCATCGTCGGATATCCAAAGACAATGGCGAACTTTTCCATTGGTATACTCATCCGCTCCATAGACTCTCAATACAAAGTCGGTTGCCGCTGGGTCGGCAAGCTGTAATCTACGCTTAGCGTCCACACTGATCAGAAGATGGCCACCATCGACCGGTTTTCCACCAGCGTCGACCACTGAAACTCTGCTGATAGGCTCCCTGCGCTTCTCAACAATTACATCCTCTGCCGGAACAAGATAGGCGTTTATGTTTGTAACGACTCTCGCGTTGTCTTCACCATTGTCTCCGATAGAGTAGAGGATCTTTGGCCGTGTGAGAGATTTTGCAAGGCCCACGATGATCACAGTCACGCCGGCGTTGTGCGAAGCCAAATTAGCCCACTTAAATGATGTGTGGGCAAAAGCAATTTGGTGAGAGTGTCTTTGGATGAGCGGCCAGAGCAGCGACACCTGCTGTCCTTGGCAAATTGAATTGGTCGCCACAAACGCGGTTACGGTTTCGGTCGACTTTCCGTATTCAACTGCCTTCATGAACCAGCCAGCAACGTAATCGAGTGATTTCCACTGGTTAGTTCGACTTGCAAAAACTTGTTGCAAGTCATCTTTTTGGTTCTTCGTTTGCCAAGTCGATCCGAGATACGGCGGGTTGCCACAGATATATGTCTCCCCTCCTTCGTTCTCGAAATCGATCTCAGTTTGATCGAGCGGCGTTTGGAAAAGATCATCCTCAACTAGTTTGACGCCGCCTTTTCCTGTCGGCGGACAAACCTTCAACCAATCCAAACGAAGTGCGTTGCCGTGGGTGATCCAGTTCTCTTTATTGAGAGGCAGGAACTCTGCAAGCGCTAGGCGTTGGCCTCGATACAGTTCGTCGCATTGGTACTCGGCGATGATGAGTGCCAAGCGAGCAATTTCAACTGCGAAGTGCCTTAGTTCGATGCCGCGAAAGTTGGTGAGCGGAATTTCTGAGGCCCGATCCGGCTCTCCCCGCAGGATATTGATCTCGGCTTCAATTTTGCGCATCTCTTTGTACGCAATCACCAGAAAGTTGCCGCTTCCGCAAGCCGGATCGAAGACGCGAATGCGAGCCAATCGCTTGCGAAGATTGAGTAGCTTACGCGGATTCTTGCCTGCTTCCTTCAGTTGAGCATGCAGATCATCAAGGAACAGAGGATTCAAGACCTTTAAGATGTTCGGCACGCTCGTGTAGTGCATGCCCAAAGCGCCACGCTCCTCGTCGTCAGCAACAGCCTGAATCATCGAGCCAAATATGTCGGGATTGATCTGTGTCCAATCGAGCGAGCCAATGTGCAGCAGGTAAGACCGTGCAATCTGCGTGAACTTTGGAACCGTGCCTCCTTCGGAAGTCGAGCTGTTACTTCCAAACAATCCACCATTGACGTAAGGGAACTGGCCTGCCCATGGACGCAGTTTGGCCGCGTCGCGTGCTTTCATCGGCACATCCATAGCGCGGAAGATTTCGGCAAGAACAAAGTCCGTGTTCTCACCGCTCGGGTCGCTCATCTGGCGAACGGTCTCGGTAAAGAGCGCGTTGCCGTTGAAGATCCCGGTATCTTCCGCGAAGAAGCAGAAAATCAATCTCGCGAAGAAATGGTTGAGCTCTTCCCGACGTTCGTCCCCGTCCCAGTCTGGATTGTTGCGTAGCAGTTCAACGTACAAGCGATTCAGTCGCCCTGTGGCCTTGATATCGAAGGCGTTCTCGCGGATCTGCCGAACGGTCGAGATCCCAGCAAGCTCCAGGAAGTAACCAAAGTGGTCAGCCAGCTCCTTGAACTCGCACACCAAGGGCTGCTCTTCGGAGTTCAGGCACTCCGCGTGAACCGTATTCCCATCCGTTGCCAGCGCGAACTTCGCTTTGTGTTTGCTTGAAGCAGGGCTGTCAACAAGACGCTTTAGTAGGTTAGCGACAGCGTCGGCGCCACCGGTGCCACCCGCAGAGCACGTGGCGATGTGAATGTTATTCCGCTGAAGGACGGCATGAATTCCTTCGCCGACGATGTCCGTCTTATTCGTCGAATTCTTTCCGACGCTGCGTAGTCGCTGAAGGGTCGCAGTCTTGTTGCCGAACGCCTCCAACAAAGCGTACGAGAACTCGGCCGCGTTGAACGGCTCTTCGACCAGCTTACTGACTGCTTCTTCGATCTCGACCGCGTTCAACCGTTCGCTCCATCAATTGGGTGATTCTGAGAAATGACCTCCAAGCATGGCCACATGTTGCCTGCAAGCTGCTACAATCCTACAATGCTAGCCTCACTGGAACAAGCAGGGAATGAAGATGAACAAGTTCGGCGACCGAATTCGTGAACTCCGCAAGGCAAAAGGCTATTCCCTCCGCCAACTGGCTCCGTTGGTCGGCGTTGGGTTTTCGTATCTGAGCAAAGTCGAGAACGACAAACTCGACTTCGAGGGCACGGCGTCCGAGTCGCTGATCCACCGCCTTGCGGACGTCCTGGAGGCGGACGAAGAGGAGCTATTGCTGCTCGCCCACCACGTCCCCAAGCGCATTGCTGACCGGATTATTGAGCAACCGGAGGTATTTAGGGCTCTAGCAACGCTTAATTCAGATGAACTTCAACGAGTGGCCGAGCAAGTGGCGAAGTACACGCTGCGGTCCGAAACGCTAACGCCAAAATGACTCCACATTTGTACTATCGCATTTTTTATTGAACCAGAGTGCGGCTCCGGATGTCTGTAGCCCAAACTGAAAATTGATGCAAGCAGCAAAGACCTTCCCGGAATAATGAGTAATCCATGAATGACCAAAGAACCAAAGCTTTGCCGGATGCACTTGAGCCGCCAATTCAGCTCTCCAGTGATCAGTCGCAGTACGTGTTTTGGGAAGGTGACACAGTTCTCCGTCAAGACACACGCTCACAAGCAGGGAAAGCGAAGATCATCTTTTGCATGCACCCGGCACCTGAATTTAGGTTTGAGTTTGTTCCTCACAAAACTCCTGATTTCTTGGAGGCTTGGTTCGAATCTGGATTGAGCGACGCGACGTTCGACTGCGGCGAGCCTTTCGGAGAGGTGGTATGTAAGGTTACAAACTCTGGAAGCGAAATCTCCGGGTATCTTGATTCGCAATCAAACCAGATTGGCGAAAGCTCAGTTGCTCTCAAGGCTGTGTTTGTCGTCATCAACGGGCCGCATGCGCACGGCGAACCATTGAACCGAGGGAAGCATTCCTATTTAGGGAGACTCGAATCAACTGTAGACGATCACAAGATCGTAATCGACGCACTTCAAAGTGAACCGACACCGCGTAGCGTTGTGTACGAACCAACTCATGTAGCAAGCTGCGAGTTCATTGACCCAGCGAACTTAGAGAGTATCGAACAGGTGGGTTCGCACTTGTTTCGGGTTCTCAGCTTGATGAAATGTCGATGGGTCGGTCTCCTCGGACCTTGGATCTACGATTCCTCGGGAAATCTCATTCAAACCCGCTTATCTGTTACCAAGACAATGCGAAACGGTGGAGCAATTTCCTGGTATCATCAGATGATGCGATCTTCGTTCAGCGATTTTTACAAATCGATGTATTGTTCGTTTCAAGACAATACACGTGGACCTGCATTGCAAACGGCAAGCCACTGGCTGGTTGAGTCCGAACAGTGCGCAGGCGGCGTTGAGGGAGCTATTATCCTGCAACAGTCTTCCCTTGAATGTCTGGCTTGGCTTGAGATTGTATTGGTTAGAAGGCTTTGCAGTGAATCTGGATTCAAGTCACTGCCAGCGAGCGACAAAATACGCTGGCTGCTGTCTCTAAACAATATCAGCTGCGACATTCCCCAAAAATCAGCTGCGATTGGCGCCTATGCCAAAGCGTTCAACCTCGCGAATTTAGTCGAAGTGCTAGCGGATGTACGAAATGCATTGGTACATGCCGAACCCAAAAAAGCGGAGCGTCTTTTCAGCCGCACCAACGGTGCCGAAGAACGCGGTGACCTTTGGTATCAGACAGGAGGAATCCTACAGCAGGCGTTTCTCGCTTCTATCGGCTATACCGGCAAGATGCTTCGCCGCGATGTTGACTGCGAATACGTAACGCAAGCGACGAAACTCGTCCCTTGGGCGGGAAATTGAATGCTAAGGAAGGAAACGAATGAGCACTTCGCGCGATGCAGTTCGAGCAATGTGCATGGCAATTAAGCAGTACCTCGATGGCGTGACAGGAGTTGTTCTTGCTTGGCCTGCTGCGCCAGCTACGGACTCCGTGGCGGCTAAGGAAGCCATATCCACAAGCCGTATTGTAATGATGGCTGCATCCCATGCCGCGCTTTCAATTGAGGATGGCGGTGACCACCTCATCGGACTGACTAAGCTTGTTGTTGAGCTAGCGACCGCTACCGCTTGTTTCACATGCATTAGATCGATGCTAGAAAGCTGTGCTATCGGAGGTTGGCTAGTTGACCCGGACACAGACCCTTTTAAGCGACAGGCACGAGTGTTTGCGTTCAAATGAAGTGGAATACTTGAATGCCGCAAGTTTGCGTCATGTATTGCTGACTCGGCAATGGAATTAGAGTTCGATAAGGAGATCATTCTTCTTGAGCAAGAAGCGACAGCGGCAGGATTCTCGCTGACCGTTCCCCCAGATAGCAAAAGTGGGATTGGAATTAAAATGCCTGGAGCAACGGAGATGATCCGAGATGTCTTGGGGCTAGATGAAAACTATCGTTTGCTTTCCGGTATTGCTCATGGTCACCAGTGGGCTCGCCAGATTATGTACAAGCAAAACGGGCCAGCACAGGTAGCAGGTACTTAGTGTGTTCTGCTGACGAAGACGCTTTCCACCGAGTCGTTCATGTTGATCATCCACAGTGGATTCTTAGCTCTTACAAAATTGCTATAGAATCGAAACTGCTTTTGGGGGACCGATAAAGATCAGCTTGAAGAGTTGGTGGAGAACGCTGCAGATCAGTTACAGATCAAGTTGCAGAACCGATTTTGGCGATCGACAGCAAGCGTCGAAAATTAGACCTGTCGTCGGTCCTGATTAATGGCCTAACCATGTTGCGGAGACTCTGTACTTTTGGTTTTCAAATAGCGCAACCTGCTTTTTCCAGCATTTTTCGCTTGCAACTTTTTGCAGTGCACGAAGGTCTAGTTGTTCTGGAAAGCAAGATGTAAATAAGAGTGATTCTTGTATCTCAGGTGCTAAGAGCCGTAGGTTCATGATCTGCGTAACACGGGCTCTTGTCACGTGCCCGAGGCGGGCGAGGTCGGCGTAGTCGGTGACGACGCCTTGCCGGATCAGATCCTCGAAATGGATCGCAAGAGCCATGTATCGCGAGATGCGTGGGATTCGTTCGAGTGTTGGCTTGGATTCTTCCGATTGGGATGCCCCTTCGACGATTCGCTTCTTGGCTCCACGGCCGCGTTGCTTGATGGAGAACTGAAAGTCGACGCTTACTGGCTTGCTCATGATGCGGCCTCCACAAGTTCAGGACGGTTCTCCATGGCGATCGTCTTGATGCCATTGGGATGGAAGGTAATGGTCACGCGCCCCGTCGCTCCGTCGTAATCGATCTGCTTTACGATCAACTGTACGATCCTTGATTGCTCGCGGACTGTAAGCGATTCCCAGATTGGTTCGAAGCTGGTCAATGCGTTGACCACATCTTCGCGGGTTAGCGTCTGGGCCTGCAGCGCCGTCAGCTTCGCGCTTACGATCGCATGCCGATGCTCGGCGCGACGGAGACTCTCGTGCCAGTCGGCTAATTGTTCCAGAGAAGTTGCATCCGGCGAGCCTGGCTTAATCTTGGGAGCGGCAACCCGGATGGCTTCATTCCAGTACTCCAGTTCTTTCACAAGCTCGTCCCGTTCGGCCACAAGTGCCCCCATTTCACGCTCAGATTGGATCTTGGCTTGTTCCACCACCTCGTCGACGAGTGCCGCGTCGTGGCCAACGTGGCGTATCTTGTCGACGACAAACTTCTCGATCTCAGCGGCCGGCACCGACTTGGACTTGCAGTTCTTCCAGCCACGCTTCTGGGCCTTCATGCAAACGTAGTAGCGGTAGCGTTTCGATCCGTTCTTGGTCGTGTGCGTCGGCGTCATTGAGCAGTCGCAGCAAGCGCATCGCAGGATTCCTTTGAGCATCGCCCCGAATTTGTTTCTCACCTCAACGCCACCAGTTCGGCCGTTGCGTCTCAGAAGCGATTGAACCTTCTGCCATACTTCCGGTGAAATGATCGCATCATGCTCTCCTTCGTTTACTTCGTCTTTGTAGCCAAGCTTGCCGATGTAGGTCACGTTGGTGAGGAGTCGGAACAGCGTCGCTTTGGTAAACGGCGAGCCGCCCCGGAGCGTTCCCTTCTTCGTTTTCCATGACTTATTGTTCCAGCCACGGTTGTCGAGCTCAGCAATCGTCGCCATGATCGATTCGCGTTCCAAGTAAAGATCGTAGATCGCCCTGACTCTACTGGCCTCGACCTCATTGATTCGAAGCTTGCCACCTTGCGGCTCGATGTCGTATCCAAGCAGCGGCATGCCACCAGACCATTTGCCTTTGCGTCGCGCCGCAGCGATCTTGTCGCGTGTTCGCTCCGAGATCAGCTCGCGTTCAAACTGGGCGAACGACAGCAGCACGTTGAGCATCAGCCGCCCCATCGAGTTGGTCGTGTTGAACTGTTGCGTCACGCTGACAAATGCGACCTGGTTGCGTTCGAAGACTTCCAGCATGCGAGCGAAGTCCATCAGCGATCGGCTCAGGCGGTCGACCTTGTAGACGACCACGCAGTTCACCTTGCCGGCTTCGATATCCGCCAGCAATTGCTTGAGCGCCGGACGATCCATATTGCCACCAGTGAAACCACCGTCGTCATAACGATCGGGCACGCAATGCCAGCCTTCCTGCGTTTGGCTTTTGATGTACGCTTCGGCGCATTCGCGCTGGGCGTCAAGCGAGTTGAATTCCTTGTCGAGACCCTCGTCTGTGGACTTGCGGGTGTAGATCGCACAGTTCAATTGGCGATTGATGTTGGCCTTGTTCAT